ATGCAGCAAAGTTTGTAGTGTCGCTGCTACGAGTTAGAGGTATATTGCTTCGCATTCTCCCACTATTATTGGAATATCTACGAGTGGTATTGACTTCATTTGATAATAACAGAGACCCGCCATAACTATTACCACCGTCGTCGTTGAATTGATTGGTATTGTAAGCGAGACTGTTAATTCCAACAAGATTATTATGCATAGCTCCAAAGAACATCTGACCAGCAAGTAATGGTTGCCCTACTACTTCTGGTAAATACTTAGTTGGTGAATCTTTAATAATTCCGTAGTAAGTATTTGTGTCCTTTGATGATCCCCCACTACTTACATCAGCTTGGCCTGATACGAATGATTTGTTATTATCTGTTATAGAATTAGTATAACTTATAAAAAAACCTATTGCTATATGTTCCCAATCACCACCAAATACAAATTTCTTTTGATAAGCGTAATTGGGTTGTATGATCAAACTATTATCAACGCCATCTTGAACGGATGCATCAATTGTCTTTGTATAAATTATTCCACCTTCAGCCATATTAATTATTTATAATTGTGGTGAGTTTTCACAAATTTATTAATTCGCCATGCGATAACCCATCTTCAAAATCCTCAACATAATTAAATAAACCCACATTAAAAAATTCCCCACCAATTTCGTCATTTGTTCTAGTTTCAAAATCCTCAACATAATTAAATAAACCCACATTAAAAAATTCCCCACCAATTTCGTCATTTGTTCTAGTTTCAAAATTTTCAAGAATTGCAAATGGCCCCGTTAAGAACAAATTGCCATAATATTCACAATCGTCCTCGAAGTCTGTATCAACTAAATCACATATACCAAATTCTGGTTCTGGTTCAACATATTCAGTTTCAACATATGGTGAAAATTTATATCTTTTTTGACCAATATATTTATTCACATTTACAATATCATTTCTCATTTGGCGATCCGCTAATACACGCTTTTTAATAATAGATGATCGAATATCTCTATTATTGTCTAAAATGCGCCTTCTCTTTGATAAATTCATATTAGTTATTTTATAATATTGTCAACCTCAACAGTAATGTATGTAGGAGTGCCACCATCCATTCGACCCTCTAGTTTTATTTTGGTTTCGCAACCATCTGAAGTTAAATTATTGGCTGATAGTTGAAAGCTACTCCCTCCTTCCAACAACCAATAATTTGGATCATACTGCCCCAAAATACTAACATCTTCGGCTATTAACACATCGTTTTTATACGCTTTTATCCAAGCATTATCATCTTTTGAATCACGATCATGTGTAATTGTAAATATAATACTTTCAATATCTGGTTTGATAAGGAACTCAATATACCCATATCTGGATCCCGTCGTAATTGGCACTATATGCCAACTATCAATATATAGTATATCATCCTCCGCTACACCTGTAAATACTGCTTCAGTTCTCCAAGTTTCTCCAATCCAACTAGTATTACCAAAGTCAAATTGGGTCGTGCATGGTTGTTCAACATATTCAGTTTCAATATCAGTTTCAACATATGGTGAAAATTTTTCACGCTTTTTATTTAAAATTTCTTTTTCAAAATTATAAATTAATTGATCTTTTTCAGCTTGGGTATTTAAAATAGTGTTAATTGATCTATCAGAATTTATACTATCTATCAATTTGCGCTTACTATCAACTAATACGGTCTGTTTAAAATTTGGTCTGTTTAAACGACCTAATTGCCTAGAGAGTGCGCGTTTAGCATTTCTATTACTTGATAATCCCATATTAAATGTTTATAGAGTCAGCCGTTTTTGTCAAATAAAAAACCCACATTACTATGGGTTTTGTTAAATATATGACTTAAAAGTTATATAAGTTCTTGGAAGTTAGCATCTTGGCGAGTTGCGATGAAGTCAACCAAAATAAATTCGGCTGTTTTGGTTGGTTTTATATAGATATCGATTTTCATTTGATTTTGTTCTAGAACCTCATCAGTATTATTTTTTTCATTACATAATAAGTAATAATCACGAATACCATCATTATTCTTAACACCCTCAAATAGTGGATTAAGGACATTAACGACTTGGTTACGAGTAAACAAAGTATTTGGCTCGAATACAAAATACTTAACGGTTCTCAGTGTTGCCTTTTCAAGATACAAGAAAACACGTCTCACATTAATTCTATCGAACGCACTCGGTTTTGCCATAAGAGTCTTTTGACCCCATGTAACAAAACCATCCGTAGGACTAAACATAATGGGGTTAACACTGATCTTATATAGTTGATCACGCTCTTTTTGTTTAGGGTATATAGCAATATCGTTGATGTTACCATTAATACCTCTTGTAAGACCAGCAGGGGCATCCCATACATTATCCATGTTAGCCATCAATGAAGCTGCGAAACCTGAGTATGGAACCCACGTTTGGCGATTTGATACACCATCATAAACCTTAACCCAATTACCATATGTTGCTGCATAGCTACTGTTAGCTGTTGCAAACTGATTGCGCAAAGGCCAATAGATAAATTTACTAAATGTCTTGGCAATACGAACACCATCAAGTTCATATGTTTGCTTTGTTACAATTGAATTTTCCCCACTGATGAAGATTTGACGAATTGGGTCTGCAATAAACATACAATCTTTTCTTGCCTTTGAACAAAATTGCTCAAATGCACCAAAGATTGTATTATAATTATCCTGTGTTGTTTTAAGAGATGAATCGCCAGATTGGTCTATCATTGCACTAAGTGAAGGCCATGATACACGATCATCATACGTTTCAGATGATAACTCATGTGTTGAACAAAAAATTGTCCCAAGTCCACCCTCGACAAGTAAATCAAGCTCAAATAAATCTGGATTTTCAACAAGATCAAGAACTCGTTCAATTTTTGAAGGAAGTGCGCCGATTGTTTTATCAGCACCACGGGTATTTTGAAAAACACCAAGTGGGAATGCTTCATTTGCATATTCTGCCACTGGAGCAGATAAATGTGGCGACAATGTAGTTGATTGATCATCTAGAACACGAAGTGATACCTTTGGTAGTGAGTCACCAGTAACGTTCAAGGAAAATACATCTTGAAGGTATGGATTAACAAAGAACCGTAAGTTATTACTTTGATTATCAACAGTTTCTAAGAAGATACTTTGATTTGATCCACCAGTTGGGTTTTGTAATTCACGATCTGGATCAAACGAACCAATGTATGATTCAGTAATAGCATATGATAATGCAATTGCAGAATTTGTAAATGGTGTCTTACGAAGCTTAATAATCCCCACGGTAAGAATATCATCAAATTCGGGAATGCCAATATTGAAAGATGGAATATTTTCCATAACCTCCGAAAGTGAACCTCCTTTAGATGTGTCAGCGGAAAGAGCAAAATCAAGACGAGACTCAGGGATTGTTATATAATCATCACCCGATTCAGAATTATTAATACTATTAATACTAGTAACATCAGTATATTTAGAATTTGGATCAGTATTACGATTATCAGAAATAGCGAGGTAATTACCTTCATATGTTTCATTTATAGTCCCCTTAGATGTATTTAATACAATTAGTCCAGCGCGACCCATTCCATTCTTACCGTCACTTAACGATGTATAATCAACGTCACCATCTTCTTCACCAAAAATATCAGACCAGTCAAGTTCACCGTTGATAAGACCCTCATACGCTTTGCGACTAAGTTCAACGTGATATGGTTTTGTTAAATAATATGCACTAATATTTTCTGACCCTGAGCTTAATCCTTCAGCCGATAAATCTGCATATGAAGTGGAGCCATCATCTGGTAGAACTGGATACACAAGTGCACTGTATTTATCTTCTGAAAAGATACTACCACCGCTAGCACCATAAGGCAGACGAGAGAAGTAAATGTTAGCAGGAGAATCAAACAATGCCTTAACAGTATGGTAACTGTAACGCTCTGCTGGTGTAGTTGGTTTACCGTAAACGCTTTCATATTCTGATAGAGATGTAACTTGCAGAACTTCATCTGTTGGGCCTTGGCCAGCAAATCCCATTGCAAGAACACCCACACCAAGCGGTGCATTTACGCGCAGAGATACATCTACTTCATTGATTTGGACACCTGGAGATGCAATATATTGTTGAGTCATAATTTATAAATAATTCCGTTTGTTTTAATTATTTATAATTTCTAAGGTGAATTTTTAAATCAATGTAGCCGTGAAGAATGTAAATGCAAACTCAAATTGAGATTCTAATTCATCTGGATTTTGATCAGAATATTCTGGGGACGTTAAAGATACAGGAAACGCTCCCTCATAATCAAACCTAATTATTTGATTACCATATTCGTCAAGCCCATATACAGTAAAATTGGCAGTATAATCTTTCATTGCTTCCCATGCTTCATATCTACCTAATTCATTTACGTTATATCTTGACTCCTTCTCGTTATTTAGAATATCTAACCAATAATATACTGTCCACCAGTTACGATATAAGTTATCAATTTTAAATTTTACAAAAATATTTTCATATTGATTTCTTGAATGTGACGATATTTTTAGATGCTGCCCCGCATATGGTTGTGCAATGTCTGGAACTACAATGTTAGGAATTGGCGAACCTGTAATAGAAAATTGAAGTGAATCAAAATCTATTTTATAATTACTTCGCTCTGTTGACTTATGGCCACGTAGTGCTTCAGGTAGAGAAAGTATCATTGTATACTTATCAGCTCTACTCTTATTGAGAATAGACTGGTTTAGTGAATACTGTTTAGGTATGAATAAATCTTTATTTCCGTTCATATTAATTATTTATGAATAATTAGGGGCTGGGTGATAACTTGCCCAACCACTATCAGCATCTTGCGTAGGCGTTAACCAACCAGCATCGATAATATTATCCATTTCTGAATCGTCACCCCATCCACCATCACCCATAAACACGGAATCTATACCATAATTATTTTCTTCGCTTCCAAATAGATAGTTCATATCTTTTCTACCAAATGCTTCATACATGGCTTGAATTAAGATTGGTTTTTTATTATCATCCCACCTTACAACATTGAAATATTGATTCACTACCATTTCATGCACACATACTAATGCCCACATCATTGCGTCAACTCTATCGTCAAAATATGAATCACTTTTTTTACCCCATTTACCGCTACCTTTGGACACAAATGTATTCAATTCTTTAAGATAATCTTCATCGTGTAAAACAACTCTACGATGGTCTTTTAAAAGGTAAAACATATTCTCAACACCATGATATTTTGTATTTGTAGATGATGTAACGCCCTTTAAGTGAGAATAATCGCGATTACCTTGCTTTGTTGCAAAGTTCACAAGGTTGGGATAATTATATTCCTTGTCGAGAGTATTAATAACAATACCCCCACCAGTATTATTACGCTCAACTGCAAGTGGCGGTTTGCCCCAATGGGTCATTACTTCATTAACACGCCTTGCAAACTCATATGGCCCAATATCTGTGCAATGATATGTAGCAACTTGTTCGATGCGTGTAAGCTCAGTTATATCAAATACACAAACCGTTGAGGCACATTTTCCAACGCCTTCTCCAATATCAACACCCGCACAATACATACGATCTTTAATATTAGGCTGTTCAAAAATCTTATATGCTCCATCGTCATGCTCTATTCTTGGTTTTCTACAAGATTTTTGTAACTCATTATATAACTCTTGTGAAATATTTGAACCACCCGATTCAAGAAATTTACATTCATATTCTTGTTGGAATTGTTCATCGCCAAGTGTCATCCGCTCCTGATCTGCCCACTCTTTGGTTTTTCCAGGCACATTAGACCAAGGAACCTCTAATCTGCCCCAACCAGACCCTTTTTCTTTGGACACTTCCCATAATTTATGAAATAAATTTCCAACCCCATTTGGAGTTGATGCGATCAGCACCTTTGCATTATCAGAACTAGAAATAGTTGGGTAAACAGCAGACCAAAATTCCTTCATAATATTAGGTTCTATAAATGCCTGTTCATCAATAAGTAAACATTGCTTAGATAAAAAACCGTTAGCATAATATGTATGATTATCTTTGATTTCTAGGAATTCGTATACGGGTTTTGTATTATTGACCTTAATTATGTCTATAATAACTATGCCATTATAAATCGTATCACCGATTTTTAAATCTTTGGCAAATGTATATTTGTTATCGTCCACCATTAACTTATGTTTAGGTGTGCATATTAAGGAATTTTTATAAGTATGAATTATCAACTTATTATAATTTTTTCCCTTAATAACCCCTTTAAAGTCTTTAAACCCATCTTGGGTTAAGACCTCAAACCTATTATTTTTAAAAATAGAGTAATCTACAACATCTGCCATATTATTATTTAGCTTTCGGCCTACCTTTTAGCCACCTATTTCAAGAATTGGTATTTATTCACTAACTAAAAACATATTCATGTCTTCACCATCAGACTCTAATATATTATATAAATTCTCCATATTGATATCAAATATATCACCTGTATGTTTATCGCGTATAGTAACTACAGTTGATCCGTCAACACAATTACATGTTTTACCACGAATACTATCAGCACTTGTTGCACTAATTTGAATTTTACTTTTACTTTGAAATAAAATTTCTTCTTTATTCCACCCACCTCTTGCAACTTCAGCCTTTAACCAATTTGGTAAACCTTCATACGCAGTCTTAATACGCTCAAGAATTTCTTTAGCGGTTTTTTCTTTATTGGCAACAATGATTACACTCTGATATTCACAGAAAGTTACAAGCCATAGGGCATAAATTGTCATTAGGGTGGTGTTTGATGTAACAATCCCACTTTTTCCACACATAAATACAGCATCTGTAGAGTCTACAGTTATACATCTTACAGGGACACTATTAACGGGTTCTATATTTCTGATATATACATAATTGCCTTTCTTCAAATTAGTAATTTTTTGTTTTTTAATTTTTCTAAGTATTTTAAAAACATCAAATTTAGATTTAAAATGTAACCTATATATATCCTTCCTCTGTTTACCTTTATGAAAGTTTTCATTTACTATATCTTTTACATTATATTTTATACCTAACGTCATTAATAATTCCCTAACGTCATTAATAATGGCCTTATTTGTATTATAAAACGTATTCATAGTATTAGTTATAGAACCGTCTGTATCCATTATACCCTGAAGTAATAACTTTCTATCATCTATAGATGATCTAAGGTATTTTTGGGGTATATGTTTATTTTTAAAAATATTTAAATCTCTAATGGCCTTTCTCATGGTGATATCTTTATTGGGTATATTACCAATAAAACTAATGATCATATGTCCCTTATCTGCCATATCATGTGTAGTGTAATTAATATCTTCAATATACCCCAACTCACCTAATATACTTTTTTGAATTTCGATATCTTGATACCCTACACATAGTTTTGGTTCATGTGCATATCCATCACCCAACCATAACCCCAATATATATGGGTGTATTTCTAAATCATCATTACCATTACCAACAATAGGTTCTGCCAACTTGATAGCATGGTTCGGTTGATACACATTCCCATTTTTATAATACAATGTATCTAAAATATCTTTAGTTGTTTTCTTTTTATTTGATGATTTATTTTTTCTACCTCGACGGTCATTAAAAGTTTCAGTCATCCACAAATGTTCTTCATCTGCAACTATTTCCTCACCGTTACAAAAAGTAATTTTATAACATGGTCTATCATGCATAACATCCCATGCCTTTATTACATTAGTTTTACTCCCATTATTGTCATATATAACATCCCCATCTTTTAGTTCACCCATAGTTGTCCACCCGTTTGGTGTAGGTATAGGGGTTTCTATAGCAAGAGCTTTCCCGATCTGACGAGACGTGCACATTATATTTTTTTTGTTTTCTCTAAACATCCTTAATGCATTTCTTTGGAATGGGTGAAGATTGATAGTTTCTCTTTTACCGTCAGTTATAATGTAAAAAAAATGTTGTGCAAAATATAATATGTTATCCCTACAGCGTCCCCACACTTGTAATCTATCGGCATCATATTGATATGTAGAACCGACTGTTGGTAAATTACTATTACCCATATACGGCACTACATTGTCTGCGTATCTCTTATTAAGACGCTTAATTAATTCATCATCCTTACGGACTATTTTTCTACCTGATTGCATATATCTTTTTAAATATTTAAAGATATTTCCACATTTTGAAAAAAATGGACTATAAAACATAAATAATTAAAACACCATTTTATATATATGAAACAAAAAAACAAAACTCAGGGTAAAAGCGCATTTGATCGTCTATTTCAAGAAGCATTCGAAGATGACTTCCTTAACCAAGGTTCATCTGATGAAGGTGGAGAAGATATTGTAGATGACTATGAAAACGAAATCAGTCCAATTGAAGGCGAAGAAGAAGGTGGAGAAGATGTGACAATCACAATTTCCGCCGACCAAGTTGCCGTTCTTAAAGACATTCTATCCCAACTTGAAGGTGGTGAAGAAGAAGAATTTGAAGATGAAGGTGAGGGTGAGGGGTTTGATGAATTCGGTGATGAAGGTGATGAAGACGTAACCGATATCGAAGAGCTTGAGCGTGAAGCTGTTGAATTTGAAAAAGCCCCAGATGCAGAATCTGTTCGCACTAAGACTAAATCTGGCAAAGCGTCCACTAAAACTGGCGAGCTTGATAGAGATTCTTCTGCTCAAGACACTGAAGAAAAACAATACAAGTTTGTTAAGCGTGTAAAGCCAACTGAACACAAGACAAAAACCACTAAAGGTTCGTCTGGCGAAAAAGCACCAGTATAATTATTTATTATTCTTATACCTAAAACGCATCTTGGAAACGAGATGCGTTTTTTGTTGCACAATATCCCCAATACAATAAATAATTATATGAAATTATCTTTACTTGAATCTGTAGTTGACCAAACCCTTAAAACATATTCCCCATATGTATTTGATAATCCAGAAGATACTGCACCCACTATTAAAGAATATTTAAAAAATAAAATTGAGCAAGATATTGATAAGGTAAGATCAGTTGTTCCAATTGTTGACTATTTTATCAAAGGTAGCATCTTATCAAAGCAATATACGAAAGATTCTGATATTGATATTTTTATTAGAGTTAAGTCCACCAAATCTGAGAAAGATCTTCGCGATATATTATATTCAACATGGTTAGAAATCGATGATAAATACCTAAAGGGTATCCCACACCCATTACAATATTATATTACTAACAAAGGTTACAATATAAAAAACGCAGAAGGTATATATAATTTAAAAGACGATGAGTGGATCAAGAGAACACCCTCAAAGAATATTAACATAGATGATTATTCAAAGGATTTTGAAAAATACGTCCAACAATTTTCCGATTTTACTGAAGAAATTCGCAGAGATATGGTAGATATTGAAATTTTAAAGGATATTCCACAAAACCAACTTGATGGGTTATCAAAAAAGATACAAAGGAAATTAAATAAACTTGAAAAATCTTTACTATCGTTGATCGATGTATATGGCGAACTTAGTGTTTTTAGAAATGATGCATTTGCAGAGGATATGACACCATCGGAACTTAAAAAATATGGAATTAAAACAAGACTTCCAGGTAATGTTGTGTTTAAACTTATTGAACGTTATCACTATATTGACCTTGCAAAGAAAATTAAGAAAATTTTAGGTAGGGATGAGGAATTAAGTGGTAAGGAATATAAGCAACTTAATCAATTACTGAAAACCAACCTAACTAAAGGAGCCACTATGACCCGCTTTAAGGGGGTTTACGAAGAGAATGTATATAAAGACATGCTAGGCACTACTCAAGGGCGTGGAGACATGCAGCATAAGGCTAAACACCGTCAGCAACAGAACAGTGCAGGTATGCTCGGACAAGGTGATCGCAAATCCTTAAATATATTACCAGAATATCAAAGAAAAAATTCAAACAAACTTGATAACAAAATAGATTCCGCTAAAACGAACGGATCTAAGATTATTAAAGTTAAACAAGGTAGTCCAGAAGCTGCATTCTATGCCAAGAAATATAGAATTGGTAATCCTGTTGGTAAAAAAACTGTTGGTGGAAATGCGTATGATGCGGGAATTACTATTATATTTGAAGAAGTAGATCAAAAACTAGTTACATTATATCACGGAACTAGTTTTGGAACAGCGGTGAATCTCATCAAATTTGGATGGAAACCAAATTCTGGACAACGTGGGTCGCAAATGGGCAACCCTAATTTGTTTTATTTAACAAATTTTATTGAAAATGCACAATGGTTTGCAGATGAAAAGGACTCGCCAACAATATTAAAAATTACCATTCCAATATCCAATCTAATTGTCGATCCAGAAGACGGAATAGCCGAAACAGTAAATGATGAATTGCATAATAGTAAAGAGAGTGGGTTGCCAGCGTATTTAGCAACCAATAATCCTATTTTTCCAAAACAAATAGAAATTATTAAATAATTATATGAATTGTAATTTCTTTATACCTGTTAACGAAGATTCCTGCCCATCTTTTATGGAAGACGTTAGATTTCTTAATACAGAAATCACACAGAATGAACGTCAGATTCAATCATTATATTTTATGGAACAAATATCTATGTATGGGGTGGGGATGGAATATCAACAAAATTTATACCAACTGTCTGCGCACGATCCGATATTTGGTGAACATACAACAAAATCATTTGGCGATCCAGCTAATGTCATTATGTATCCAGTATATAATAATGATGCAACGGTATTAAATCAATGGGGGTTAGAAACCGATGGTGACATTACAGTATTTATTCATATATCATCCTTCTGGAACGCATTTGGTGTAGATTCAGAGCCACAAATGGGGGATTTGATTAGAATGACAGAGTATGGTGGAACTAATCGTCCAAATGGCCGTGGTGCTGCAATATTTGAAATCACACGTAGGGATGATGAAGACCTTCAAAACCTTAACCCTCTTATGGGTCACTATGTTTGGTTAATCAGAGGCAAGCGTTACGACTATAGTTCAGAAAACAATGTTACTCCAGAAAATCTTATCAATCAGGTTCATGATGATGTTCCTCAATCAGAAGGGTTGAGTGGAGTCCCTGCATTATCTAATGTTTCCGACAATGTTGATAAGACATATGGCCCATCTGCCGATGAATTGGGGATTGAGATTTTCAACTACGATACCGATATTTATACAAATGATAATAAATACGGCGATTATTAATTCGCGTAAATGAAATCATGACAGAATTTATTCATTCGATTTAACTGTAAATCAGTTGACATAGTAGGAAACCGCTCATCTACATAATTCCTTATGTGCACTTGTTTTGCCTTTGTGCCAATAATTGTTTCACAATCTATGCCGACTTTTTCACAATATTTGCGGATTTCGTCTAAACACTCAAAAAGACAGAGCCATTTAATCATTTCGTCATCAGTTAAAGTAATTTTAGATTCCATTATTAAAAAACCCATCTAATTTACATAGAAATTCTTTCTGATCTGCATCTGTTCTGAGAGTTTTTACAGCACCCAACGTCTCGATAATAGATTTTTTAAGGCGATCAATACACAAACTATTATCTCCCTTGTCTATAGAATTAATATATAGATTAAGGAATTCAATTAATATATTTTCTGGAGTTAATTGATCGAAATTACACCACCCCACATATTCTAACGCTTCATCATAAATATATCCATATTTTTTCTCAACACCCACCCATTTTTTTCTATTAAATGCGATAATTTCATCTTTGGATATACTTCGAATATCCTTTGCGCTAATTTCCGTCGCTGATCGTTCAGTATACTCCATATTACTCAATCTCTTTCTTAATTTGTTTAACAATATCTTCAGTAATTACAGCATTTTCGGGGATTTCTGTTTTTTGAACAACGTCCCATGTTACAAAAACCTTATTGAGTGTTTTACATTTCTCGCATCTAAATTCATTATCATGATTAAATGACAGATCAATCTCATTGATTTCTTTACATGTTTCACATGGAACTTCAACACGATTTCTATCAATCGTATTCATTCGTTCAACAAGAAGTTTATTGATTTGAACTTGACCCCATGTTTTCATTCCCGTATTCAATGCAAAATTGAATAACAATTGAAGAATAACACCTGCAATAAACCATGCAAGAAAACTTTGCCCAGATAACAAACCTACGCTACCGATTGCTACTGCAATCCCTATAATGATTACTAATCCTTTTATCATTTGTGTATTATAACACTTATAACTACGCTGTCAAGGTTTAAATTGTCATTTTTTGAATTTCTGACCCAACATTATTAAGCGCAATATTTACTTTATCTAATTCGTCCATGATTTTTTTTATTATCTCTTTACTTTGTTCATCATCAGACACAATAGGATTCTTTAGTGCAATTACAAATTTATTTTTAAGATCAGTGGTTGCATCGTATTGATGAATTACTTGATCCATCACAGTCCCCAATTGATATGGTAAAACTTTTTTAGCTTTTTCCCATTCGCCCTTGTCAGCTTTCAAAATATCTACAAGTGACATCTGCGATGGACGCTGATAAATCATGTTGTTACCATTATAGCCTTGATTTTGAGAGTGATTCACTAAATCTTCATTAATAAGTTTTTCTAAAGTATTCATCATATATTAATTATTTATATAAAAATGGGGGATTTTAATAAATAATTAAAAGCTTTAACCATATGAAAAAAGATAATATTTTTGCAAAACATTTTTTAAAAGTTCTTGAAGAAGAACTGTCAAATTCTCCGTTACAAGGTGATGATGAAGAACTACAAGATATTTCCCCAGAGCGTGATGCTTTTGAGGAAACATTAGATGATGGAACTGATCCCGCTGAGTATGATATAAATCCTAATTCATTCAAACAAATTAATAAATCAAATATTATCGGAGCTAAAAAATGGATTGCTATTCTTAATGATTTTGCTGACCTTATTAATTCTATTGACAATGAGGATTCACTTAATCACTTCCTGAATCGTGTTGACCGCGATGGATCTGCGTTCCGTGGTGTGGTTCGTTCTCAAGGTAAGCGTGTTACTCGCATTGCTGAGGAAGCTGCTGGTATGGCCGAAGTCCTTGCATCACACGTTGTTGGTTCTGATAGAAAAGAACGTGAACTATTGCAGCAATTCCCAAATCTAAAAAAATAATATGAGCTATTACGACACAGAAAATGAGTTAATTTTTGAAGCATATTCGATTAATGACATAGAGGGTGATGAATTACCAACCAACTGGAAGGATGGATTCCATGGAGACTCTGGTTTTATGTTGAAGACGGCTGAAGTCCCATTTAAAATAAATGGGCAGTGGTTCTTAGAAGTATATCGTAAATCTGATCGTCAAAGTGTAATATATTCATTTAAGGACGATAGAGTAACTGAATATGATGATTTCCAAAAATGGGTATATAATAATACTAAACAAGTCCGAAATATGGATATCGGTGAACTATAACAGCCCCCAAAAAAATATTAATTAAACATATGAGCTATTACGACACAGAAAATGAGTTAATTTTTGAAGCATATTCAGAAAATCGAAAACCGTCTGATCCCATCATTCCAGATGCGCTAAATTGGATTAGTAAAAATGCAAATGCCGTTGAATTTACAGATAAAAATGAATTTACAACATTTTTAAAACAACAAAACTATTTTAGCCTTAGAGACTCCCATTGTTATTATTCAAAACACGATTTAGAACTAGCGAGAAAGGGAGATCCTAAATTTAGAGATGGGACTACTGGAGTATCTGAGGCCAATAGGGGGTGTATCTTACAAAAAGACTCTGGTGACTTAGTTTCTGTATGGGATGAACAAAATTCCATTGGATTTATTATCCCATCTAACAAACTATAACAAACTATAACAAAATTATGATCGATAACAAACCAAAATATTTAAAAGCAGACTTTGACGCACTAGGTGATCTAGTAATGGAAATGTATGCACCTAAACAAACTAATCAGACCACTTTAAATGAGTCCTCATATGATGACGATGGCGATAGGGTAACTGAATATAATACATATCCTGCATGGAAACGTGCCGTTAAGAAATTAGACCCGTCTGCATCATTTACTGGCGACATTGACATCGATGGTTATAAAGGTAAAAAATTCCACGCAGAATGGGATGGCGAAAAGGGCGAAATTCGTAAGAAAATTATTAAAGAAGAATACTTCTCAGATGTTGAAGATGAAGCAGACCGAATGGATGGCGACCTTGACTATTATGGTGTCGGTGTCGGTGACGATTCTGTATCTGTAGATGGTGAAGAATTTGAAAAGGCTGGTAACTACCCACCCGAATTTGAAAACAAAACCGCTGATCGCCCGTTCCCATATCTTATTAAAACATATAATCAAGACACCCTTAGAAATGTCGATGTAATTTGGCTTAATAAGTCTGATTTATCTACATATGATGATGATGTCCCCTTCTCTTTGGGATCAAATCAGGAGCTAATACCAATCACAGATTAATCACCAAACCCTTTAAAGGATTTTTTGAATCCCTAGTGATTGAATTTTTTAAAATAAAATCACTAGGGATTTCTTGTCCCTGATTATCAACAATTATTTCATTAAAGTCTTTATATAATTCACCAATATTTCTAGGCCATTCAAATATTTTTTCACCTTTGTCTAATAATGATTGAGTTTTCACTCTTGCGGTATCATCGAGAAATGGTGAATCCAATATCCAAATAATTTCATGAGTTGGAAACATTGCTAATTGATTTTTCTGAAAATCGGTCAATGTAAAATCACCCTCTTTTGTAATACCTGATACGCACGAACTGTTTTTTACAAACATGCTATCGATATACCCTTCAAACATAAAAATATAGGGGTAGTCTACATCGATATTATCCATATTAGGGAGAATCTTTTCTGAATGCCCTTTGCTTAAATAATTTGATGAATCATCATCGAGTAGTCGCCTAGTTTGATACCACTGAACCTGATTATCATAATAGTATGGGATGATTAATCTATTTTTATGAACAAAATCCTCTGTAGATACATACAATGATTTTGGCCTTGATGGTGCATGTTCCAGCTTTCTTAATTTAATATATTCAAGTGCCGTTTTTACAATTGGTTCATCTTTATAATAATCAAGCTGCGTCTTATCAAACAGATTTATAGAATCTGTAGGTAAAATTTTGGTAGGAGTTGTGACTATAGGTATGCTTTTTAAATTATATGCTAAATCCTTTGGGACAATATCATAATCCATTAATTCTGTATTGATTTCCCTGTATGTTAGACCACTTACCTCAGATATAAAATTAGCACTGCCATTGCAATACCCACAATTATAACATAGACATGTCCCAGACACTCCCTCTCGCTCAGGATCATACCAAAAACGGCTTTGTTTGCCCCATGAGTTACCTTCCTTGCAAAACGGACAGCCTCCGTTTAAACGTCCATTAGAGCGAGATTTAACATATCCAACATATTGTTGAACATATTGCTCTACATATTCGACTGGTAATCCATTTTCAAACATAATTAACCCCCATATTACATTATATGAGGGCTAAAGTCAATAAAGTTTATTTCTTATCTTTAGTTCCTATGTTTAGCATAGAAATTAATTTATCACGATCTACGTTATCAACAGAGTCATCTTCACCGCCAATGACATCACCGCGAGCATCCAACAGCATGTTATCTTCATCTCCATAAAATGAGCCATTTTCTTTGAGGTAAAGCTTTGTCATATTGATACGATCTTGTCGTGAACCATAAATTTCAATAATGGGCGAACAGTCATCTTTAACAAAAAATGTGTCATCGGTTCCTTTATCGCGGAGTCTTTTTAGACCCTGAAACACTTCATTAATTTCTTTTTGGTATACGGCATCAATTTCTCTATTTTCACCTTCAATAATTTCTATATTTTGAGTTGTTATTGGGATAAGTAAAATCAAATCGATTTTTTGCATTGCAAGACGAGATTTTTGAATGCACTCAGTGACAAAATCATCATCCATATCTCCAATCCCTTTTTCATATGCCCATAAACTATACACAAGATTATCAAGAGGGCATCTATCAAAAATAATATCATCTGATTTAGAATACGAATTCATGACTTCAATGATTGAGTCTAAAATTAATCCTTGTGAATATTTTGTTGTTTCCTTATTAATTTTCAAACCCTTTTCCTTAATAACATCCCGATATGTTCGTTCGGGTGTTTTAAACATTGGATATTGAATTAAAAAATCTTCGATAAATGTTGATTTACCGATTCCTTGGGTTCCTGATACTGTAATTAATGGCATATGAAATTATTTGTTTTGTTTTGTTAGTTGCTTCTTACCCATATGTTGGGTGTATTTTGACTTACTTTCTTTTGTATAATGAATATTGATTGTTCTTAAAGTATCGGCTTGCATATTAGCCATTGATTAGTTGTTCGCCATCATTACCTGACTCATTAATTGAGTGTCCATCAAGAACTGATACTAGCTCAACGTCACGAATGTCATGCCAAACATGACAAACTTTTATAGCTGTTCCAGATGGGTCGAGTTCTAAAATACCTTCCGTAAATATACCCCTTTCACCCGTTTCTCTAATTAATACCTTTTTACCTTTGTTTTGTTTTGCTTGTGTTATATCCATACTCCTATTATACCACAGAAATATAAGAATGCAATAAAAAATCCCATATTTCTATGGGATTTTGTAAATTCAATATGTTGGTGGATTAAAAGTTCTTTTGACCTTTAGTATCAAATGACTTATTACCTGCACGTTGTTTTAAAATCCCATGAACCTTTGATGAGATATCTTTGGCAAATTGCTCCGCCTGATCCGCATCCATAATACCAAGTTTTGTTGCGTCTGTTACTAAACTCGACAATTGCTTATCAATGTTAACTGCGTGACTGTTCATGATATTATATGATTTATTTTTATCATATTGACCACGGACATCTTGCGCTCTCTCGCCTTGACCTCCACCGAACGCCTTTTTTAGATGTGTTGCACTTGCACCCGCCGCACCTTTAACACCAGCCACGCGAGCTTTTGCGCGATCCCATATACCTTCTTCAACGGTTTCCTCGTCCTCGTCGGTTTCTTCAGTAGATTCATTAATAGTAGGCTGAGAATATACATTCCACAGTTGTTCGAAATCGTCGTTGTTATTAGTCATAATATAAGTTAATTAAAGTTGGTTATTTTAATTATTTATAGTAAACAACCAACTTTACTCAAAATAGAAGTGAAACACTTCTTCAATATGATCCTGACCTACTATAAAACAATTTTGTCGTGCTTTTGATCGATACCCAAGAGTATCTGCAAACACATCTGCTGATCCACTCATAGAAGGAACTTGAATAGATTCAAAATCATTATTTTCAATTTGTTGATATGAATGAAGGTGTCCAGATATAAAATATTTACTCTTTACCCCAACTAATTCTTCGATTTTGCTAAGTAACAATGATTGAACAAAACTTTCAAACTTTTTGGGATTAGATTTAGGGAGTGAAATGTGACAATCGTCGTCTTTACCGTGGGCATACATGAAGTAACAATTATTTATTTTAAATGAATCAATCCAATAGTCACAAATTTTCCAATTTAAATTTTCAACAGTTTCAAAATACTTTTCACATGCAAAATATACACTTTGAATAAGAAAACTATCATGATTACCTTTAATACAGTTTATGTTGACAGTCGGAAAAATTTGCTTAAGTGCATCAACGAATGCTACGAGAACATTCATACCAACTTTAAAAAGTTCGGCATTCACAATGTCATTATGCAGCTTAGTTCCTCTGCGCGTTTCGCCATCAACACATGAATTAAGGATATCACCCATGATTACAAGTTGACACTTAGTCGGAACTACCTTACGCTCACTAAGTTTTTCATCAATTTGACGAATATATGACACAATATTTGCAATTGCTTTGGGAGTGTTAAATGTTTTACCAGACCATGAATTTTTTGTTAACTCGCCAATGTGAGTATCGGTAAGAACGCATAAAAACGTATTTTCAATATCACTATTTTCACAGTATTCATCATTTTCCCAAAGGGTTGGAATTTTTGGTGCTTCCCACGATTCAATAGCCTCTTTCCATGGGGTGTATCTACCAGTTACAAACGCATCCCATTTTTTTGCACTATCCTTAGTATTTTTCCAATCTTCTTTTTGAATCTTCTGATTCAATGCAAATTTTTTATTAACTACATATTCCTTTAGAAGTTCATCATCTGATTTTTCAGCGATTTCTTCATCTGTCATAGGTAATGAGTCATGTGTGATGCCCAAAATTTTCAAGATTGCGATAAGCATCTTACGTGGGATGCCATAATTAATAGCCACTTTGTTGATTGATTCGGGTTCACCATCAAAATTACTATAGTTTTTAATTAGTGACCTAATCTTTTCGCCACCCAACACAATATTTTTACCAAACCGTCTATCTAATAAGAATAGATAGGTGTCAGCTTCATTATTATAAATATATTTGTCTTCAAATTCTAAATCTGACTTCAATTTTTGTGGTGTGGATTCCAAGTCATCAAATTCGTCAACTTTACCGTCATCTTCTTCGCAACTCCCAAATATTGAGCATTCTTCATAAATTTTTTTCGCCCAATCTTTCGATGCCGTCGTTTTTAAACCTGTCTTATCCATAATAAAACGTGCGGCATCTGCTTTTGATCCACCTTCTTCATAAATGGATACAATTTCTCCCTTGATTGATTTGATGTCTGTTCTCATAGTTTAGTTTATCTTAGTTCATCTGCAACCGAAATCATTCGGCTTAACAAATCTTCATATTGTTCATTTTGAAATAACTCAGAAAAGTCATTCATTGAATCAATAGAGTTTTGTTCATTGTCTCTATATAATTGGAGTGCCACATTAAGAATGTCTACTTCACGGTCTGTAAATACATCACCAGCGGGTTGTTCTGGCTGCTCATCGCGTTGAGGTTGTTCACCCCCTGGTGGCTGTTCACCACCATCATCCTGCATATCAGGAAGTTCAGACTTCTCACTACCCTTAACAAAACTATCTTCACCAAATAGTTCGAAATGTTGTTCTTCTAGAAGTTCTAGGAATTTTGATTTAGAGTAACGAGCCATTGGATTGCGCATTAATTTTTTTCAAATCGGCTTCAGTTTTTTTAATATCGGCCTTACGTTTTTTACGCTTTAGGTTAGATAATTTTTTAACTTCTGACACATCTTGTGAATTGTCAGTTAGTCCATCTCCATCAACATCAACATCTGCCATACCTTCTTTAATTGATCGATACGCCTTCTTAAGTTCTTCTTCAAATAGGTTATTCATGTAATTATTTATAATATAGCATATAATTCAGTAAAAGGCAACTATATTTGTATATTTATTTTAAGTTCATCAATCATTTCATAAAACATGTTTGAATCCACCTCTTGCCAATTTTCAATATCTGGTTCAATATCTTGTTCAATTAGTTGATCACCAACCATTCTCTCCAGATCCGTGAAAAATGTTTCTAAAGTATCCCCAATCATGCCCGATGTATATTCATAAGTGTTATTAATTTGGCGAAGCTCACTTAAAATAACATAGATGTAACCATATGGGCCATAATCGAAGAGTATTTCATCTTCTTCAACATTCATTGATTCAGGCACACCCTTTAATGGAATTCTAGCCATTTGAATACTACCATCGTCATATATTCTGTATATATCCATGTCCTCCATATCTTTATAAACACGGTAGAATATCTGCATTAATAAGTCATGAATAATTGGTTGAAAATGGTCGTCAAAGAATACTTTGTCTTTAACTAACGGGTGATTCATTATTTCGTTTGATATAAATTGGTTCAAAGTTAAATTATATATACTATACATATTATCATCTAAAACCAAAGATCCCAAATCTATATGTTTACCAGTTAAATTATCTTTAACTCGATCAAACATTTCATCTGGAGTATAATAAGAATTAACTAGTTCTTCGTCAAAGCTATCATAGTATACTTCGGGTATAGGCACATGAATTTCATTCTCTTTAAATTTTTCATTTAAATTTATAACCCAATCCCTTACAGTATCTTCAAATGTTTTATTATTTGCACCATATACTTCACCAATACTCCAATTATATTCTTCTCCATATTCTGATTTAAATGGATAGATCAGTATTCTAGATAGTGGTCTTTGGATCATTACCTTACCTTGTGCATTTGAATCATCTGGATCGACTAAATACGCCACCATAAACGGTTCATGTAACGAATTTATTAATCGGTCAGCGTTCATATCTTTTTTCATCCCAGTGTTTTTCGAATACACAATACCACCACCTAAATTGACGCAACTTGTCCAATTTCTATCTGTAGATGCTCCTAATACATCATATGGGTGTTTTGATACGACGATTAAATATGGTTTCATATTTGTTCGTCGTATTGGATCATCTCTAAATGCATCGGCAAGATTTTTGAATTTATTTAATCCAGATTTATCATACATTCTTAATAAGATTTTGCCAATCTTAAATTGCTGTTTATTTTTTGATACATATCCTTTAATATACCCTTCTTTTGTTAGAATATATCCCAGTTTAACAAATTCATCCTCTAATTTATTATATAATGGGTGCTCATCTAGGATAGAATCGTCAAGCTCAAATGTGCCGATGGTTTTACGATAGTCGCTGCCAAATTCCTCGGTAAGATCATTTTTATAATCCCAAATCGGTTTGTTGCCTATAGCCTTTTTAACAGCACCTAATCCAATTGCTTCAGTAATAAATGTTTTAAACTTTCCCATATTGAATTATTTATATTTTTCTTTTACTTATGCCATTTTCTTTGACAATTTCAATGGATTCGCCTGTCACAAAATTAGATACATCTTTTCTATGAGTAACAATATATATTGACTTTTTTTCTGTAAGAACAATATTTTGCAATATGTCAATAAAGTATTCTACCCCACTAGAATCTAACGCACCATCAATAACCTCATCCATTACAATTAGATTACTATCAAAATTTCCTTGAAGTTTCTGTAAATCCATAAACGCAAACATAATTGCAATATCAATATTTCTTCGCTCACCACTAGAGAAATTCTGGTAAGAACATGTATATTTTTTATCATTAATAATCGTATCTTCAAAAAATTCATTAAATGTCACTACACAGTTGGCATTAAGCTTGTCGAGATACTTATTAATTGAACTATTGAAAATGTTAAGCATCTTATTGATAATATATGATTTTACACCATTCTCACCAAATATAAACTTAACTTGCTCCAAAATATCCATGGTTTTAGTATGTCCTTGGATAGTTTCTTTACCAGTTTCTAAGTCAATTTCTGTTTTCTTAATAATATTTTCTAAATCGTTAGTTTCTTCGGAGATTTCCTTGGCTGTTTCCTTATAACTATCGATTTGTTTTTCAATATCACTAATTTTGTCATCAATCACAGCGTTATATGTAATGAGCTTATCTATTTCGGACTGTTGTTTAGACAATAGTTGCTTTTCTGATTGGTGTTCTCGAATTTTATCTTTAATTTGTTGTTCAACTGCTTGAACCTTAGTGATATATTCAGAATTATCCTTTAATGTAACTTGTAGTCCAATGATATCATTCTTTAGTTTATCAATATGATTATTTACATGCGTTAAATCGTCGTCTGTCATTTCGTGATTACATGTTGGGCAAACTTTATCTTTAAATGCACCATCAATTTGTCTTTTGATAGAGTTTATATCAGATTGAATCTCATACCGCTGCTTTGTTGACTCATGTTTCTTCGGTTCAATATTTTCAGTGATTTTTTGGGTAAGGATGTCAATCGTAGTGTCAATTTCGTTCTCTTGTTTCAACATATTACCCAATTTTTTGTCAAGTTCATCAACATCTTGCTTCTGAGACTTTAATGTTTCAATATTAGGCTTAAGCTCGACGATTTTTTCTTTAATTTGGATGATTCTTTTAAGTTTTGATTCTTCAAATGTTTCAAATTGGGACTTATACACTCCAAAACTCTTCTCTTTTTCAGCAACTTCCGATGAAATTGATGTTAATTGCTTTGCAGTATCGTTATAATCACTACGTGCGCTCTTTAGCATCTCTGAAAACACTGTCATATCAAAGATTCCTTCGATGAACTTGCGCTTTTCAACCTTACCCTGTGCCATAAATGGGACAGTTTGGTTAATACCCATGATAACTGAGTTCTTAATGATATCCTCAGACACGCCTAGAAGGTCGTTTATATCCGCTTGAGTGCTGGCAATACTATCCCTAGTGATATCCTTACCATCGCACGATAAAATAAGCTCTGATAGCTTAATTCTGCGTGTAATGACATAGGTGCTATTATCTTTAACAAATTCTAAAATAACTTCGGTGTCTTTTTTATTACGTTTATTGACTACATCATTTTTATTGAGTCCACGAGGAGTTTTTCCAAACATTGCAAAGTATGGGGCATCACATGATATGGCAGATTTCCCACTTCCATTTCCACGACTATCCTTATCTAGATTAATCCCTGTAATGATATTTAAACCATCTTTGAAAGTAATTTCGATTGGGATATTTCCTATTGATAGAAAATTCTTTGCAGATACTTTTATAAATTTTATCATTGACTACGTTTACGGTGGTGATTAAATATTTGTGGATACGGTGAGTTATTATAAGTTATCTCACACCCTTGTGAATGTTGAGATGCCATTCTATGATACGTCATGCCATATTTTAGGCTTAATATAGATAAAATTGACTGGTCATGTCTATGATCGCCCATATACTCTGGATATTGTATATTACGATCCATTGGGATGTCAGTTAAACATTGATCATTTTCACAATGATGTTGATATTCTAACATAAAATCGCGACTTTGTTTACACACCTTGACTAAAATCACCGATGCATCTACAAATGGTAAATTGTGATAATCTACGGTATCAGATCCTAAAATTTTAAAACACTCGCGCTTAGTATACTTAATAAGTGGGATATCCATGTTAAATAAACCCAACCAGTTATTATCTAATACGCATAATAACTGGTTAGGGTCAGATATAGCACACATACCAGCGTCTGTATACATTATAACATCCCCTTCATTAGACTTATTCATCTGATCTAATATTATATATGGTTTCCATAGCCAATATCCACCACCTCTACAATTAAAATTGTTTAATATGTGAGCATAGTCGATTGTATATTTTGAATCTATAGAATTTTCACCATATTCTATAGATTCAATTCCATAGTTAGTAATAGATTCTATAAGCTCACGCTGCGTTCCATACATGTTAGACGTTGCGAAAGATATATGTTTAAATTTTTGCATAAATATCGTCCGCTCCGATTGTTCCTAGTTTTTTATAACCAACACTATTCATATAATTTTCTAATTCCATTGTGTTAAAATTATTTTCACAGCCTATAATACCAAATGTATGTGTTATAAAGTCGATTGTTTTTATAATATCTAATTCTCCACCTTCAGCATCAATTGATAAATAATCTATATGAGATGGGGCGTTGTATTTTTCACATAGCTGAGGGAAGGTTAGTGATTCAATAATATGTATAGCTTTACTACCACCATCTCTTTTAATTTCTAAATTTACACGATTTAAATGCTTGTCATCATAAAATTCTAATATGCCAGATAACATTTCTGGTGGCCCATCTACTTGTAGGTATCTTACAGTTGGTATTATTGACGATATACAAACATTTACTGACTGACATAGGCTGGCATCTCTGATATCAACACATTTTGCAAATGCAACGGGGTGTGGTTCAACACATATTCCACTCCACCCTAGCTGTTCATAAAAAAATGTGTTACTGTATGTAATGCCATCATTTGCCCCAATTTCTATAAAAAATCCGTTTAATTTATCATTAAACACCTTAGTATATAAGGTAATGTCCTGTTTATCTTGTGAATATGTTTTCATTAGTAATTTTTAACACCTGTAGTAAAAATATAATTGTATATAGGTCGCTTAATATATGTTTCGGTGACTAATAATGATCGTAACCGATTACTATAATCCGCATCTTCTCCATTAGATTTATTATCGTCAAAACCAACCTTCAATGCTAGTGATCGTAACACTGGATTTAAATGATTTGGACACCGTAGATAAGTTTTATTAGCGCGATCAGTCTCCCAAGTTTTATACGCTACGGAATGTATAAATTTCATAGGGTTCACACCATTGGTTGTGATAATACCTTCAATCCCTATGCAATCTGATCCCATCTGTGTAGCTAATAAAATATATTGAATGTAATTATCTGCAACAGAATCGTCGTCATCAATATAACAAATATATTTACCAGTTGCTTTTTTAAGAAGGTAATTGCGCTTTTTACCAATAGTCATTTCACCATTATCCTTACATACTAAAATCTCAACCGATGGGGTTCGTTGTTTTTGTAAAGATGATATTAATTGTTCTAGTTGATGATGTCTTGAATTCAATGAACATATTAAGATTGATAACATTTTACAATCGTTACCTACTATTGTATACTCTAACTTTCTAACTAGCGGTAATCGTTTACGCTGTTCATATATTTTTTTATCTACATGCAAAGCATTAGTTAATGCTTTGTCATGACTATCAGAAGTTCTGCCACCCAATGACCAATGTTTATGTTCAAATCTTGGAGTTGTCGAATTACAATTTTTTAATAATTCCATTTCACTTAATACATCATGCAGTTCATTATCAGAAAACATATGGGTATAATCGGGATGATATACAACATAATTCAATTTACGAAGTGTTTTAACGTCCATAATTGGTATCGTTACGATATTATCTTGGACAACCTGTGGGCGACCCTCATAAATATTAATAGCACCTGTATAATTTTTGAATCTGTTAATTAAAAATATGTCCCAATCTTGAGGTGGAAAATAATCATCTGACATAACAACAATAATATCGTCGTCATCTAAGTATGTTAACGTCTGAGTTAAAGTCGTTAATGGCTTTGTAATACCCTTGGTTCCACCTGTGTATATCAATGTATCAAAATCTTTAAGTATATCAGCATGATCAGCATGATCAACAACAACTTTCGTTTTAATATTTGTGACATTTTTACATCTATCGATCCACACTTTATGTGTTTTCGAAAATACATTTGGTCTAATAGTGCTACATAGTAAATATATCATTATTTTGGCTTTATTTTCTTTAAAAAATTTACGCATTCATCGCGTGTAACGTTAGGTATTTTACTAACATGTAATCCCTGTTTTGTTTCAAAATATCTAATGGTCTCTATCTCGTCATGCGATCTATCGCCAACTCTTGTAGAATTGTTGATACTACCCTCAATCTCTTTCACATAATCTAAAGAGTTTGTGATGTCTGCAAACCACCAAAAGGGTGGGTGAAACCCATTACGACATGCAATATATGTGTGATCGACATGTTCCATCGCATTATTATATTTGTTATCCATCAATCCAATAGATTTGAGACACGTATTGGTATAAACACTAAATGATCCAACCAAATTTGGAAAAAAGTCAACTGACGAGTTTTCATACGTTGCGGTTAATCTAACATTTAATTCTTTTCCAATATAATTTGCTCGACCGTGATGGGCAAAGTTCATATGTTGGATACCTGACTCTTCCATTGCGGTTATATAAGCATTAAATACATCAGGCGATTGAATTACCATATCATCTTCCATAATAAAAATATAATCACATTCATTGTTTAAACAATTACGAATAATATCATTCTTACTTGTGGCTACGTTTTGATATGGCGGTGTATGTTGAATTAAATCGCGTTTTGGAAATCCTTTGACCAAAAACTCCGTAGATTTAAGTGGTTGTCCGTCATTTACGAACACTACATAATCTAGGTCGCGAAAATTGTCTATAATGGACCACGTAGATTTTGCAAAGTAATCAACTCGATCACATGTGACTACGCCTAACCCAATTTTTTTACCGTTTATCATTAAAAACTAACCATAGATTGGACATACTCATAGATTTCATCATTATCAATATCATAATGTTCTTCTAATAAGTCGTGCATACCCAACAAAAAATGTGGATTAACGTATTCATCTGGATTATCTGATGCGTGATGTTCCAGAACATTGATTAAATCTTTAACTACTGATGGTATATCTTTCATATTATTATTTAATTTCTGGAGTAGTTTCGCCAACAGGTTTCGGATGAACCCAATCTACTGGTTCATTAGTATCATTTATAGCCTGAATATATATTGCTGCATGTTTAAGAAATTCTCTAGGTTCATTATCATATTTATCAATATGCTTCAAAAATTCGATAGATGGTTCGTTAAATTCATCAACATAATTATCGCTTGCTACAGCATTAGTGATAGCTACCTTAACTTTCGCCAAAGAATAATCAAAATTACATCCAAGGGGTTCGCCTGAATTGACAGAATTTCGAACATCCGTTACATTACAGCATAACATATAAAAATGTCTGATGCTGAAATCTACAACATCTGGCCACTTTTTTTCTCTAAACTTAGATAACATCATTTCATCGCTAATGGTATCTTCTTTAGATTCGCTTCCTGTATTCATAGTTTTGTTATTCATAGTTTTGTTATTGATATGTGTGTGATAATATTGGAACGATTGCCGTAACTAAGCGGTAAAGTTACCACAATTCACTGATACGATAGAACTCTTGTTCATCTTGTGGTTGTCGCCACTGTTAACGTCGAAAATTGTAATAAACTTGTCAGTTTCGCTTACCAATTTTGCACAATAACGCTGAATTTTATTTCTGCGTTGATGTTCTACTGTAAAAAACTTACCCTTGGTGCTCTTGGATAGGTTTGCCATTTTTTTATTTTGTGGTTTCATAATTTATTCTTCGATGTAAATATCTTCGGTATAATTACTTTGATATTTTTTATTTTTATCTTGATAATTTAAGATATCTTGATATGTTTTAAATTGTTTTGCAAATTCGTGCGCCTCATCATAGCTAAATACTTTTTTCACTCGATTCCATCGGCTACTGTCACTATCATAATCATATAGATATTTCCATAGATCATCTTGTGCATCATTATTAATTTTAACCCTTAATATAAAATCAGTTGATGGGTAGTCTGTTTCAGATAATGATTTTATCTGAATGATTATTTTTTTATTTTGTGGTTTCATAATATTTTTTTACTGCTTCAAGTGTTTCTGCTTTGTATTTGATATCCAACGTATCAATATACTCTTTAAATGATCCTGATATATCTATCACCTCTATTATACCATCAAATTCTCGATTGTCAATATCCTTTTTCAAAGTTTTATCCTCAATTACCAATGATCTAGGCAAATGCTGATGGATTTTAGCCGAGAGTTTATCTAATTTACCCTCTGTAACACCATCTATATCAATAAACAGCTTAATAAAGTTACCGCAGATGTTTTCTTTGGTTAAATCATCCTTAATTTTTGAAACTTTTATGTATTTATATACTGGCATATCGTCATTTGTGACGAATTCTCGTTCACCAGAATCTAAATCAAGGATATGAAACCCATTTTCATTTCCAACGTCATTAAAGTTGTGTTGGATCGGGCTTCCAAGGTATGTTATAGACCCTCTCTTGTATTCTTTAGTCTGATACTTGTGAAAATGCCCAGAATAGATATTTACCCCGTTTTTGAGCAAGTCTGAGCTATCTAGGCCATGTTCGCATACAGAAAATGAATTCCATTTGAAGTTTTGGATTTCAAAATGGCCAAATACATATTCTGACGGTTGAATTGTGTTAATATCGCATCCCCATGGAACCAAAGTGATTGTTTTATCGCCAACAATCTTCAGTTCTGTAACTTCATCATAAATATTAACATTTTCCCACTCATTAAAACTTCTAAGTGAATGAATTTCAGAATTATCGCGAAAATAACAATCGTGATTACCAGTGATCATATGAATTGTGATGTTTTTAGGAAACATATTCATAATTTTAGATGAAACGTCTAAGGTTTTAACCAAAATATCATCTCTGTAGTGATGCCAGTCGCCCAAAATGAATACAGTATTAATTTTACGTGATACTAACTCATCAATAAACATTTTCATCCATGTTTTAGTCAATTCAAAGTATTCCTCTGAATTTTTATTCACACCAATGTGTATATCACCAATCAGTGCAACTTTTTTTGAATTAATAGCTATCATTATCGGTGTTTTCTGTTTCCGTTCCAAAAACTATATGAAAATCTTCGCCAAATTCTTCAAATACCTTATTCTTATAAGATTCTTCAATCATCTGGTTCTTCTTTTCAACTGTAATCCTACCAATACACGCTCGCCACGCAATCCTAGAAAAATACCCGAATAAATTATTCTGAGCTACTAGCTGGTGTATTTTATTCCCATCATCATCTAATATTGGTTGTTTAGTTTTTTTATCTGTTACATACACGGGTTCAGTATGTTCATTATACATTTTTTTACCATTTGTATTAAGTTTCTGCACCTTACTACCATGTTTGTCAACTATGTCGCGACCCATAAGGTCTTTTATATACACTGGGGTCTTTACGAGTTTATATTCGGGTTTATTGAGGTCTTCTTCTGCAATAATTTTACAACCACGGTCAGATATAGACTTCCAGATCCTAAATAACGCATCACTGCGCATCTCTTTACCCCATGGGTTATCTTCTTTAAAATAATTTATAATTGATGGGATATGGGCAACCCCATCCACAATCTTTATAATATAATTACCTAATTCGGTCGTAGCTTCATCTGTCTTATAAAAATGACGGACTGCTGATACAAGATCATCATTCTCGATGTAGTATTTCCCCCGCTTTCTCCCGCGCTTTTCTATTTTTTTATTTTTTTCACTCATTCACTTGAAATTCTCCATATTTAATTTGTTGATCATCATAAATTATTTTTCTTTTTTCTGCATGGTCTTTACTATACAATAGATTGTCATATAAATCAAATATAATCAAAATATTTTTTCTTTCATGTAACCTTAGTCCACGCCCAACCGACTGAATCGTTTTAGCATACGCTTTACCTAAATAGCAGAACATTAGATATGGTAGATTATTAATAGATATACCTTTTGAGAAGATTACGCTCATTGCAATACACACAACATTTTCATTTTCTTCGATGATATTGATGATTCCTTTACGGTCTTTAACTTTCATCTTACCGCTGATGAAAAATACTTGTTTACCTTCCATCTCAAGTTTTTCTTTTAATAATTCACCTTGTTCAATTCGCTCAACTAAAATTAAAACATTTCCTTTTAAGGATGAGATAATTTTTTTAATATTATTATTCCTAAATTCCGATTGAAATATATGCTCTATTTCATTGTGGTAATTCTTTGTTGCATGTTGGCCTCCCCCTTTTTTGAATGAATATATTTTATATGGATCATTATGGTTAAACCTAACCATTTTAACTTCAACATTAGTAATATAGTCATCGTCGCGCAATGCCTTAGATGTTTTTGTATAAATTTCCGAACCAAAGAATCCAATAATTCTATCGCGTTCAAAACTATGCTTTGGTAAGCTACCAGTGAATCCAAATGTGTGATCATACTCAAAGCATCTAAGTAATTTAGATGCTTTAGGATATTTATCAGAAGTAAATACATGAACTTCATCATATATAAGTATTTTGATAGATTTAAATAAAGGATAATAAATTTCAGCCTTTGTTATCTTTCCATTATCGTTGTTTAGATCAGTTTGTAAAAATCCAGTGTTTACAATGGTAACATTATTTGTATCATCAAGCTCATCCTTACCTGACCACTTCCCAAAAGAAAATGAACACCGATATTTTTTAAAATCATCAAATGTCTGATTAACTAATCCGATATTCGGAACCACAATCAAGCATTTCATATCTTTTTCATGTGCAAAAATACTTTCAAGCATGATTGCCATCAATAGTGTTTTACCTGCTGATGTTGCAAGGTGCTGAATGCCCCTACCTACCTTAAATGCTATTTCTGCTGCCTCTATTTGATAATCACGCCCCTTAAACTCAGTGTTAGGAATATCGATAATATCATACGGAATCGAATTAACTAATTGTCCCTTAACTTTATCACTTAAATTTAATTTAAACCCCCATTGCTTCTCTTTAATAAACTTATATATCTCTAATATCAGTCCAATGTCACACATTCCTGATTTAGAAATGCTATATAAACGTTTTGGCATATTATCTTTAGTAGAAAAAGAAGCGTTTGGATTATTATACGAGAAATGATACTTGATTAGATCAAATTGGGGATGTGAAATATCCAATCTACATCTATTTCCCTTATAATGTGATATTTTTAAATCATTATTCATCTAATAATTTTTGATTACTATATCTATTCCCAATAACTAATGGGAGTGGGTGATCTATATCACAACATAATTCATTCAACGTAAATATCCTAGCTCCCCTCAAGTTTATTGTAAATTCACCATCTGTATATTTAACATATCCCCATTTATATTCACCACCTTTAAATATATCACCCTCATATATTTCTACATTATTTATATCAACTAATCCCGTAAACTGTTCAACTATCCAGTCATCATCACTAAAAATAGACTCAAAGGGATATTCAAAGGCATATTTCATCTTATTTTTTAAATCTTCCTCATAGGTAAACCATAATTGGTCGTCATAAGATGCTTGAACAAATTTCATCGGTTTGCCCATCTCAATATCAGGCTTATACCATGCTCTAAATTTAAATTCGCGCTTCATATGTTACATTTCATCAAGCTTGATCGTGTCGATAAGGTTTTTAATATCAAATCCAAGTTGGCGCATGTTTAGCTCACAACTTTCGAACAATTCAACCAATACATATAACTCATCAACCTTATGATCAATCTCTTTAAATGTTTTAGACCGTTTTAGAATTTCCTCTGCGCCCTTTTTAGTGACATTATCGCCAGCATCCTTCTTCTGATTATACACTGCGTCTACACCATGCTCTAGGAGTGATTCACGCTCGCGCTTTAGTTTATTAAGTTTAGCTTTATTGATAGCTTTGTATCCGCTCCATTTACCCTTTAGGCCAGGTATAATTAGTTCGTATTCGCGCAATCTCGTTTCATCGAAATTAACATCTTTTGAATATTCTTCAATATATCCCTTAACGATTTCTTCTACATCTTGTTTTTGTTTGTTCATAATATAAATAATTGTATGGGGTTGTTTAAAAAAGTATTTTCTGAAAAGATTTTCTTCACTGAGAAGAAGGGTTGTAAATTTAAATTGTTATTATCTTTGGAATCAAAGAATAAGAATATTATTATATCATACGTAGATGGTAAAAACAAGAGGCGACAACAAATAACTGAAAATAGTTTGAAAGATTACTTGTTTATTGAACGAACAACTAATTTATTTTATAAAACATTTAAAGAAATTAACCCATCTACTATAATTAAAGAAATGGATACTAGTGGTGCTGGTATAGGCGGCACTGCTACAGATATGGGTGCGCCATCAAGTGATACATACGCTACTGGCGATGCGCGTAACATGTTTGGGTCATATGGTAAAGATAAGAAGATGTCTATGATCCGTAGAAATAAAATTACGGATGGTATAAATACCCCAAAGAAAAAAGCTAAAAAGAAGGGGAAGAAAAAAAATGTCAAAGGGGAATAAACCAACATACAATGATATAGAATTTGATTCCGATGAAGAAATTGAATTTTATATGTGGTTAGAAGAAGCTGTTAAATATGATTTTGTAAAAAGTTTTTCATATAATGATGTAACATATGACCTATCCCCAAAGCAAACTATGACTGTAACGAAACAGTTGAAAACTAAAACTAAGACCGTTGAAAAGTTTTTACTGCACCCACACATTTACACACCTGACTTCACTATAGTTGCGGGTCATAGATGGAAACTATTAGAAGATCCATTAGATAAAATATCTGATAACTATGTGATAGATATCAAAGGGTCATTTAACAAACACGGTGGCGATAAAAACTTTTCTATAAATCAAAAATGGATGTTTGTAAAACATGGAATATTTGTGAATAAAGTTGTGCCAATAAAGTTTTTTACATCAACTTGGTGTCCAGATAAATGTAAATTAACTCCGAAAACTAGAAAACCTCGGACTAAATATACTAAAATTCCTACATTATTAGAAAAATTCGGAGCGAATGATTAGTTTGAATTTTTTATAAAATTCGGTGATAGCATCATTACTGATGACCACTCTTCGCGAATTTTTATGGTATCATCGACTGATAATTCTTCATCATTATCAAACGCTCTAAATCCTAATCCATAATGTAGTTTCACTGATGCATCATTACTTACTTGAGATCTATATCCCTCTGATGTTAAGTATTCATCTGCTGCGAGTAATAATTTAGATGCGATGCCTTGTCTGCGCATATTTTCTGGGACAAATAATTCTACAACACCCCAGAACTTAGATTTGCCTAAGTCTAATATAGCATCACCTAATGTGAATTTAACCCTATCTTGGAACGCTGAATTGTCATTATCGTTACTGATTTTCACTTCAGATAGTGATTCATATATTAATTCTAACATCAATGTGTCTTCGTCGCGCATATAATTATTTATTGCATTTTGTAATTTTTGTGATATAATATCCATATGCAGGTTCTAAACCATACAATCAAAGATTTTCATAAAGAAATTTATGTAGTCACAGAATGTGACCTCTTTGACAATCTGTATGACCAAAATATTGATTGGGATAAATTTAGTGTTAATTCAAGGCAATATAAAAAATTATTTTTCAATTATCTTAGTAAAACACTTCTTAATAAATTAAGTGATCATCAAGGTCGCACGTTCTACATTATAGGTAAGCCTGATATCACAAAAATTCACGAATATGTTACTGTAGAAGAATTTAACTATACATATTTCCTTAATATTGAAAAATTTTTTAAACTTTATCCAGTCAATGCGGTCATCGTAAAAAATAAGACATATGAAGAACTGATTGAAGATAATCCCGAATTAAATGAGTGGTTGATTAAAGAGATATTAAAGTGTAAAAAGAAAAATTCTAAAAAAAGTTTTGCAAAACTCAGTTCATTCGTCAAAACATATGAATTATCATTCTTAGATAAGAAAATATTTGATGAAACTAAAAATCGATTTATCTTTAATTAGATATTGATAATATTAACAACATCACTGACATCAAAACCACTTTGATTCTCAACAATAAACACTAACTTTCCGATATCTTGCAACTGAGGAACATCAATATATATTACATTATCATTAGTGATAGTATACGAAGTTAGTAGTGCGCCATCAAAGCCCGTATAGGACGATATAGGGTCAGATATAGCACCCAAACTATCAGACGACAGGTAGACCGCTGTGGTATAATCAAAATTATCACCTTCTAACTTTATTGTTGGTGAAGTTCCATTAACAAATGTGTCATTTTTGGTTGCAGTGATCAATGGATATGCCGAAATACTTAGTGAATCAACATCTAATAAGGATTTATCCAATGCCATATCTGAAAATGAAGCAATAGGAATAAAATCAGCATCTATTTCATAAATATTTCCAATTGCAGTATCTGGGTGGCGTTTAAACAGCCACCCCTTGATTATAAAAGATGTATCAACCATGATCCGATTTTTATCAGCCTCGCCTTTATCTGGTTGATCATCATAATTAATAGAACCATCCCACAACACCTCTGTCCTTAATTCAGTTCCAATTGCAGATAACTCTGGTGGAAGTTTCCATGAAATAATAATATATGGGTCGGCATATGGAACAAAATTAGAAATAATTTGGTGCATATCTTGAGCATGACGAGTCATAATACTCATATTTATTGATATATTTACAGGAACTGGTTGAGGAATCTCGTAACTAACATTACTCCCTTTGATATAATGACTATTTTGTTTATTTAAAACTCTGTCATTATCTCTTGCAACGCTTTTTAAGTCAACTGATATGATAGGTAAGGTTAAATGTTCAGCTTTATTAACTAAACTATGTATAATGCGCTGTTTAGATCCATATTTAAATTGAACCCTAATGGATTGCTCATTTGTCCTATCCTTATTAAATCTGCCAATGATGATACTATCAAATGCAGATATAAATTGGGTGATTAAATCTGTAACTTCAAAATAGTGAACATTATTCTTAGCCTTCATGTATAATTATTTATGAAATTCAACTAAAACACATTTTTAATGTATTTAGTCCATATTCTTTCATTATATTATCCTTTTCATTAGCAAATCTAATAGCGTTTTTCCCAATATCTCCTAATTTTCGGCGCAGTTCCTGCAATTGTTTAATGGAAATCATATACATATCATTAACATACGCACTATACCCTGTCACTTCTTTAATTCTTCTAATAATAAACCATTTATTTGACCTTTCCTTACCATCTAGTGCAGATTGTGGATGAAACATAACCACTGATTCGGCCTTATCATACAAAGTTTCATTAAAAAATATATCCCTGATGTCTTTAATTCCGTTCGATATATTTTTGATCGGCGTTTGAACAACATAATTGAATTTAAACTCTTTTTTTCCAAATAAGTGCAGTAAATGCTTTGATACTTGTAAGTCAGCGATCCGAAGTGATACCTTTTTCTTCATCTTTGTCCCGACTATATCAATCTTTACATAGGTATCATTCGTCAATTGATACATTTTAAGATTAAATTTATAAGATTTACTGTATTTACCAACTTCATATGACTCATGGTCAACATCTTTCCCACAAATGAAAATTATTTTATGTTTTTTTAATATTTCAATACATGGTCTATATAATTCGCTAGTAGATACTTGTTGTAGCTTCTTCCTATTAATTCCAGTGATATAAGAATCATTAATAGAATATGTTAAAAAGTTAATAATCAGTCCCATATGCATTCGAAACACGACAAACGTATGACAGTCCTTTAGTCTTCCTTCATTTTTTAAACGTTTCCATTCATTTTTCAAATCACATCTATCTAAAATGAATTTTGAAGTATATATGGATATTTTATTGGTGTAATTTTTTGGTTTCTTAAACATTTATTGGTGGAGTATACCAGATGATGGGGTTTAAATCAAGGGGGTATATGAAATTATTTATAAAAATGTGTATTTAAAGACTTTAATACCTATAATATACAGATTTTCAACCTAAAAAACAAAAACATATAGCTCCCCCCGTTGAGGCGAAGCCGAAACAACATTTTTGCTAATTTTTTAGTAATTTTTAACATTTAACACATTCCCCCGTAGGGGACACTTGTTTTATTTTGGATTATACTAAATATTATAGCAATCACAAGAACTAAATTTTTTAACATAGAAATCTTGATATATAATTTATTACCATTATTTAATATATAATATAAAAAAGGATTGTGCTCAGATTATTTCAAAAAAACAAACAAACATAAGATTAGGAAAAAAATGATAGGAAAACCAGCATTTCAGATGAATCCAATTGGGATTAGACCCCCACAAATAGTTACACCTCCAATAAAAGATAAGGCAGAATTAATCAAAGGGGTTAATTACGTGGCGGATAACAGTGGGTGTTCAGCTTACAGAATGATTTGGCCATCATATATGATGAATTATACCTATAATTCATGGATTTCTGACTGTAGAAAGGTAATGTTCAATGAACAATTTTACGATGGGGTCGATGTGGTGCGTATGCAAAGGCAGGTAAGCACCAATCAATTCGAATTATTTAAGATCATGCGTAAAATATGCGACAAGAAGGGTGTAAGGTTGGTTTATGAGCTTGACGACATCCCATTATATGAGGATATTCCCCTATATAATAGAAATCGATCATCATATGCAAGGAATGACTTTAGAGGCAATATAATCGAAATGATGAACATGAGTGATGAGGTGACTGTAACCTGTAAATTCATGCGAGACTACTTTAGATCAAAGATTTCTAATCAAAATATTACAGTTATTCCAAATTACATCCCAAAATCGTGGTTAGATCGGTATTGGGATGAACAAAAGACAAAAATTAATTTTTCAAAACATAAAAAGAAACCAAGAATCCTGTATGCGGGTAGTGCAAGCCATTATGGGTCAGGTGCGGTCGAAGATGACTTCACAAAGCTCGAAGAATTCGTTAGAAAGACAGTAAATCAATATCAGTGGGTATTTTTTGGAGGAATTTCAAGAAAATTGGTTGATTTGTATAAATCTGGCAAGATTGAGTTTTATGGGGGGTGTCCTGTTCCTCAATATCCAGATGCTATTCAAAAATTGAAGATTGATCTAAGTATTGCCCCTCTTTTGAAAAATAATTTTAACAGATCCAAGAGTAATATCAAATTTATCGAATTTGGCGCAATGGGAATTCCGTGTATATGTCAAAGTGGTATTGAAACATACGATGGGTCACTTTATACCTTTGATACGCCTAAAGAATTGGATGATCAGATAAAAAGCTTGACAATTGACTCAAATTCCTATATAAAGGCGTGTAGAAAATCTCGAATAGCGTCAGAAAAATATTGGCTAGATGATAATTTAATCAAATGGAAAGAATTTTATGATAATCCATACGGCGATGTTAAACGAGTAGAATTAAACAAATTACAATAATTATTAAACAATGGAAAGTGAAAAATTAGAATATTGGACTGCTGAAATTGGTCCTGTCGATAGAAATAAACTACCACTGGGGGCAGATATGTTATTACGGGAGCCATTAAAGGTTGCATTTTTCAACATGTGTAAACAATTAGATATCCCCACTACTGATTATATATGTTCTAGTGGTTGGGGGTGCGATAGTGAGCAACTTCAAACTATGTTTTACGCGAGATCTACAGATGAAACTAGAAAATCACTTATATCGTCATATCATAACGAAAATATATCTATGCCTAGATCACTACGGGCATGGGAGTTGTTATATGAAGAAGAACAAAATCTAATCAAATAATAGGATTGATTTTTCTCATCTTACGTGGTAAACTTCATAAATGTATAGAAATATAGTCTACAGTAATGCAAAATCCATGGTGAAGTTATTCACATGGGACAATGATGGTAATCGTATTACGAAAAACTTTCAATATGAGCCATACCTATATCTGGATACGGGGAATGAAGCCGATGCAGTATCTATTTTTGGTGGAAACCTTAAGAAGCGCACGTTTAAGAACAGCTATGACCGTTATAAATTCGTAAAGGATTCAAAAATTGTTCGCATATACAATAATCTTCCAGTTGAGCAAAACTTTTTGATTGATGCATTCTGTAAACATAATAAACACGAAGATTTTTCAAAATTTCCCCTATCTATCTTTGCGGTTGATATTGAATGTCCATCCCCTGATGAATTTCCTGACGAATGGGAAGCAAAATATCCAATTAATGTAGTAACCATTTATAATTCTTTGAAAAAAGAGTATAGGGTGTTCTGTTTAGAGAATGATTTTAATCCAGATAATTTAACGGGACAAAATCGCGATAGATATGACAAAATTAAGGATGAATTTGACATTGTATCAACTACTCATGCTACGGAACCAGATCTTCTTAAGGCATTTCTGAATTATTGGAAAGAAGACTATCCAGATGTTGTTACAGGGTGGAATTTAACCTTTGATATACCATATATTGTTAACCGAATGATGAAATTGTTAGCAGGTGACACGTATTTAGAGCTATCACCTGTTGATGATGTTCGTGAAGTGAATCGCCCTAAGAGAATGGAAGCACAATTTACTCAATACGTTAGAGACTACACTCTAGGTGGTATTACTATCTTGGATTATTTCGAATTGTATGCGAAATTTAATTTCAAACCAGTTCCAAATAGAAAACTAGACACAATTGCCGAAATTGAGCTTGGTATTGGTAAAGTTAAATTTGATAGTTCTAATTTATACCAGTTAGCTATTGATGATTGGGACACATATGTGTTTTATAATATTGAAGACGTAAATATTATCAGATTGTTAGAAGAACGATTAAACTTTTTGAAGGTTGCGCGATTATTGAGTTATATGGGTATGACACCATTGAATAAATCGATGGATACGATACCTATCATCAATGGATACTGTGCAGTCAATGCATATGAAGATGGAAAAATCATTCCAACTTTCAATAAGGAAGGTGTTGAATGGAGAACATACGATGGCGCATTTGTTAAAGAGCCATTATATAAATTTTGTGAACAAATTGTATCATATGACTTAAACTCTCTTTATCCGATGACTATGGTTACTTTAAATGCGTCACCTGAAACTAAGGTCGGAAAGATTGATAGAGAATATGGTGATAAGGTTGATTTTATCGATACATCTGGAAAATTAACAACTATAACAAGAGAAAATTTAGATAAGTTTATTAAAAAGAACAATATTGCAGTAAGTAAATCAAATATTTTGTTTAGACAAGATAAACAAGGTATTTTTCCTAAGATTGTAGATGAAGTTTATAACAAACGTCTAGAGTTTAAGTCAAAAATCAAGGCAAATAATATAAAACTTGAGGCTGGCGTATCTAAAATTGAAGAGAAAAAACTAAAGGATGAAAATATCATTTATGATGTATTTCAAATGACCTATAAAATTTTGATAAATAGTTTATACGGAAGTAGCGGTAATAAGTATGCATGTATGTCTGATTTAGATATAGCAGAGTCTGTAACCCTTACATGTCAACATGTTATTAAGGAATCATCAAATTTCTTGAATAAAATCTGCCAAAATATATTAAAAGAGGATGAAGTGATTGACCGAGTTGAATATTGTGATACAGATTCCAACTATTTGATAATCAAGGACTTATGTAATAAGTATAATATTAAATTTATTGATGAAACTACTGGTCGAGTCACCCAAGATGTATTAAAGCTCTGTGATGGTATCGAAAATTCACTCAATAAATCGATTAAGAGGTGGGGTGAAGTTGAATTAAATTCAAAAGATTGTAGGTTTGAGTTCAAGATGGAATCAATTGCAGATAAAGCGTTGTTTCTATGCCCTAAAAATTATATTCTCCATATTTTAAATAATGAAGGATTTCATGTTGATAAAGAATCGAAACGTTGGAAATACAAAGGGATTAGATTGGTATCCTCAAGTATGCCAACTGCCTTAAAACCGTTAGTTAAAGAAATCCTTCATGATATGGTTATGAACCGTAATAAAAAATCATGTGATGATAGATATACCAAATCGTTTGAAGCCTTTTCTAAGATGGATCATGATGATATAGCTCAAATTAAATCCATGAATAAATATGACGAGTATGCAAAAAAATGTATTGATTGGAACACTGCGCCAAGAATGCTTGCCCATTATCGTGGTGCATATTATTATAATAAGATTTTAAAAGACTTAGGTATTACTAATTTATATCCAAAAATTAAAAATGGGGATAAAGTTAAATATCTATATCTCCATTCTACCAATAAATATAATATCAATGTGATATCCTATGTTGATAATTATCCAAAGGAATTTGAATCGATATTTCAGATAAATAAAAATTTGATGTTCGAGAAGGGCGTCAAAGATGTTGTTAATCAGTTCTATGCTGCGGTTGAATGGCACTTATCATCACCTAATAAACAAACAAAAATAGATATATTTGAAGAATTTTTAGATTTTACTTGATTTCTCGATTTTATCTGATATAATACAAATATGGAAAATACAAAACTAAAAAAGGAAAATGTAGTAATTTTTGAAGATAATCTTGGTCGTCTTATTATTGGTGAGACTGTAGAAGAAAATGAGAGCTTTGTTGCTATCCGAAACCCCGCTATAGTTCAAGCGGATCAAGATCAGCAAACTAAACAAATGGGGTTCCGACTTATTCCAACAGCATATGTTGAATTGTTTGATGATATTGGCGAAGGTGTATGGACGTATTCGAAGATTACAAATAAGTTTAATAATAAGGTCATCACTGATGATATGTTTAACTTCTATACATCAACCATCCAAAAGTATTTGGAACTAAAGCAACAATTTGATGATCGTGTTGCTGAAGAATCGGTAAACAAGGTTGTAAACATGGTAGATTAATATTATGTCATCTTCAATTATTAAATTAGCCAAAAAGTTAAACGCATTTGCAACCCCATTAGATGATGAAACAGGTCTTGCAAAGATTTCCGACTGGATTGATCTAGGGTTCTTAGGTTTAAATGCGATTATAAGTGCAGACTGCACAAAAGGATTGCCATGCGGTCGAGTTACGACATTATTTGGCCCTTCAAAGTCTGGTAAGTCACTTATCTCAGCACTTGCCCAGAAGGGTGCTCAAGATAAGGGCATGACCCCTATCATTTTTGATACGGAGTTTGATAAGGATGGTAGAATGGAAAAAAGTTTTGGTGTTGATACATCAAACGTTTTGACCCTCCCAATTGAGTCTATCGAAGAGCTGATTATTCAATGCACTAAACTTATTGATCAAGTTATCGAGAATGAAGAATTTGGTAAATATTTATTTATTGTAGATTCGCTTGGGTTTATAACATCTAATAAAGAATTGAACGATGCAGCGGGTAGTAATGCAAGTGGAGTAGCCATGGATATGGGACTTAAGGCAAAAATGATAAAAACCTTTCTTAGAGCTATTAAAGGCAAAGTAGCTAAGTCAAAGTGTCCATTACTTCTTATTAATCACGAGATTGCAAATCCAAATACTAAATATGAGTCTGCATTCAAGGAACAAGGTGGAGGAAATGCTATTACCCTTGTATCAACCGTAATGATTAATGTTAGCGCAACAATGCTTAAACAAGATAAAGGGAATGAACTTGACGTTGAATCTATTATGGCCAATTTGAACTACACTGGTCAAAATATTAATTTATTTACCCAGAAAAATCGTTGTGCGATTCCACATAAGAAGGTAGAGTGTTATCTTAATTACGTAACTGGCATAGATCGGTATAGTGGGTTGAAAGAGGTATTAGACATGCTTCCAAACCTTTACACAATGGACGCAAAGGGTGAAAAGGGTAAGGGGCATAATTATTATATTGAAATCGAGGGCGTTGAAACCAAGCTTGGTAAATATAAAGAGTGGCAAAGTGACAAAGAGCTTTGGGATAAATACCTACTCCCCGAAGTTAACAAGATTGTAAAAGAAACATTCGCATTTAAAGAGCATGGATAAAATAATAACAAAATACTTAAATAATACAGATCATAAAATCTTCTGTAGAGATGATAATTGGAACCTTCAGGTTGATTTTAAATTTGTGGGATATACCAAATCATTTGATACCCTCAAATCACTAGAATCATTCTTATATAATGAGGCATATAAATCATTTAAAAGGCCATTCTATTTAGAAATTTCAGGTCGTCAAACAGGTAAGACTACTAGGATGATTGAAGATATGCATCGTCATATAGAGCAAGGTGGTATTGCCTGTATTTGTTGTTCGACAACAAGGATGACTAACCATATTAAAAATATATTTATGGAAAAATACAAAAGTCTTGATAGAGTGATTTCGTGGGATACATATGAGCACTCTGACGGATATGATAAGCGCGTAATTCGCAATTATTTTGATGAATTTGATTTCAATGAAAGAGCATCGTTTGACCCAAATGGATATTATTGCACAACGGCGTGTAGGGTTAGGAATATAAGAAATTTTCTTCCTAAATCTAACAATAACGTAGAAGTGGTATTTAACACACTTAATGATTATTTATTTTACAAATTGGTAAATCATTGTAATCATAATTTTGAGTCACATAAGAACACATCAATTACACACACAATGATCGGTGATAGATGGGAAGTTGAGTCTGGCAAAATTTGGGAATAAAATAGTAATGGGTAATATAAATAATAGTTTAACATGTGTTTCGGCTACATCTCAAATTAATTACAAACACACACTAATTTACACATCATTTAATAAATGTGCCCGTGATTCTTGTGAGAGATATTGTTATACACAAGATATTGTTCAATCAAATACTACTCCATTGCCAAAACTATATAACCAAAAAATCATAGAACACGGCGAGTCAAAATATATTATATTTTGTCACGATGATGTATCATTAGAAGACCCACAACTATATGAAAAAATTGATAAAGCAATTGGGAATAATTCTGAGTTTGCAATTTGCGGTGTAGCTGGGTCTAAAGAGTGTGTTATCAAAAACAATAACCTTTGGCACGTTATGAACTCAACAGGAAAACCATTTTATAATTGTAGTGGGGCAGTTGCTCATTACACTGGTAAGGATGATACAGAGTGTTTTATGAGTAACTTTGGGACAACTCCAGCGAGGGTTATCTTATTAGATGGTGTGTTTTTAGCAGTCAATGTTGAAAAAATTAACAAAGTTGGTCTGAGATTTGATGAAGACAATCCAACTGGGTTTCATTTTTACGATCTTTTATTTTGTTTAGATGCAAATAAGCTAGGATTAAAAATGACAACTGTTCCGATTTGGTTAGTTCATAAATCACATGGATTAAATAATTTAGAGGATGAAGAATGGAATAAAGGAAATGAATATTTTAAAAAGAAATGGAAATAAAATTATGAATAAAAAGCTGTATAAATTACTATGTAATTATTATAATGAAGATCAAGTAACAATGAACATTGAGGATCATTTTATCAAATTAATGAAAAGATTTGATATTGATTCAGAAGAATGTGATTTCACAAATCGGTTTGATTTAAAAACAGGATGTGCCAAATTAGGCAGTATGGATGAAGGTGAACCACTAAAAACTATGAAAGGTATTATAAACAATGATCATAGAATTGGTTCAATTGATCCCGATAAAGATATTTTAAAATCACTAGGTTTTGAAGACGCCACTGATGAACAGGCTTACGCATTAAACATGTCGTTTATTTGTAAAGCTAGGGAAGATGCTAAAGTTGTAATTCAACCCGAAACGAAAGGGCCGTATATACCACCAGTTCGAGATTATACAGATTATGATAATGAGTATAAAAAACTGATGGATTCAATTTCATACAATCCCCCATTTTTAATGCGTATGTTTAAGTGGGTGCCTTCAGTTAAAAATATCATATCATATAATAATGATAAAACCTTTTATACAAATTATAATAACCTTGGACAAATAGATAAACAAAAAATCATCCATTATCAAATGGTTGAATCTTTAGAATGGGGAAACAATGATTAGTGAAAAAATAATTAAAAAAATAGTCGGGCAAACTGATGTTGAAGTTATCGAAGATATTCTTCGTGGTAATGACATTGAAGCACCAGTTGCCAAGATTGTAAATAATGGATTAGAGCTATCTTATGGGGTTTTACAGCGAAAAAAGATTTATATTGAGTCTGATGGTAATGATGTATTTATTCAATCTGAAATAGGGTTAGAACATCATGTCCCAAAGGGTATTATTAAGACGGATAAGTTTACTGACGGTGATTCGACGGAGCTATATGGTAATGAATACATCAAAGATAAAGATGGCAATATGGTGAATGACGATTACACTGGTAAAAATATTATGGAGTCATTTACGAATACACATGGTCAACGCATTATGGATGCTATGTTTGATGCATTACAAAATGAAGACGCCGATGAATTTATTAATTTATCGGAAGAAGATGTTAAAAAATTAGAACGGGGGCTTGGATAATATGGATATATTTGAAGAAGATATTAAAAAACAGTTTAAAAAACGGTCTGATCTTGAAAAACACGTTGATGGTGAATTTGAACGGCAAGAGTTATCCGAAGCCCAACGGGTAAAAAAAGAACTAGATGAATATCAAGATGTGTTTAGACAATTAGAAGATCACGCAGATAGTTCTATTGATGAAAAGACGAAAACTATGGCAGAATTATTTGCTAATCAACGCAAAGCTACCGAATTATGTTCACAACTACTTCAAGTAGATGAAAAAGGCCGCGATGAGGAAACAATTGATAAGCTTTCTCAATACATTAGTTACATTGGACGAAAGATTGCCGATAGTTTTTCCGAAGTAGCGAATGATTATAGAGATAGTGGAGCAGAAGTTACTGAGGCGGTGATGGATTATGGTGAAATTATGCAAGGGCATGATAATTACCTAGCAGATATTGACAATTATGGAAAAGGATTGAAGAAATTATGAGTTATAAAGAGGCACAAGACGAAATTAGACAAAGTGATTGGGTATATTTTGAATTTGATTTATATCAAGTCCGTTCTGTAGATGATAATACTATAACCTTATGTCACCATATTGGAGATATAATTACAACTCCTGATAGATGTGTTCACTTAAATCATACAACTAAATGGATATCTGATCAAATTCAGGAATATTATCGCATGACAGGTGAATATTCTACGTTAATTTGGACGCATGGGCAAGTAATTAAAGAATATTTTGTTTCTGTATGGGAACGGGCTATGATATTATCAATGAAACATGCCAATACGGAGATTGCAGATGTTAGATTTTTTTGGGGTATGATATCTAAAATTGCCGAAGAATATAATAATACTAGTATAAATGGAGTATTTCCATTTAGATTGCGTGATAGTGATAAGCAAGTAAGTAAAGAAATAACATACGATAGCCATCTGAGGGAATTAACTAAACATGATTAATATAGAAGAAACTATAGTAGGTTCATATAATGAGATTAAATCGCACCTCGGAGCAATATTTAGTAATAATGAATTAGAGGATGTATTAAAGTTAAATATAAAACTACCTCAACGAGCACCTTAGATATACAATTAAAAAATATTCTCGACAACAATTTCGACAAAAGAACTAAAAGTGCGTCTGGTGTAATAATAGGGTTGTATGCTATAAATAAATCAGATGATGATATCGTTCAAATATCAATCACACTTAAACAATTCAACATAAAAATAACAAATGATTAAATCAATCAATTATGGAAAAGGATTAAGAAAACTATGAAAGAAAATAAAGAGCAAAGGCAAATAATTGACGAATATGAAAGAAAATACCATATCACATATGATATGCGCGATTTATATAATATAGAAACATATTACGACGAATATAGTAGGGAAATTAAGGAATATTATGAACGCATTAGAGTCGAAATTGACGAATTGGATTACACCCTATTGAATACTCAATTTAGTGGACGTGAATTAATTTTACGGCGTCGGTTAAAATTACAATTAATTTTATGGGTTGAATATTATTTAAATAGAAAGTGTTTTATGAATGAAATTAAAAAAACTATGGATGAAATTAAACAAATAGACGACTCGACTGGAAAATAAAACATGATTAAATCAATTAAATTCGTAGAAGGATTTACCGTAAATGAAATTTATAAGAACGCAGATAAAGAACACCACTTCACAAGTGGCCTAAATGCGTATTGGGGGCCTAATGGTTGCGGCAAGTCAATAGCATTAAAATTCCTTAAGTCTTACTGTTCAATTCCACTTGGAGGTTGGACACAAGTTGTTGATCCAAAGACACTTGCACCCGATCCATTTCCACATTGTTATCGCGCATTCACACCTGAAAAGGATAGAGTGGTTATTGATTGGGATGGAACGCCTGTATTTTATAATGCTGGTGATATTTCAGATAATAATGCGTGGTTTTTCCAAGCCGCTGGTAATAATTCAGAGGATGGGTTGTCCACAGAGGCTGAACGCTTTGACACAATGACTGAAAAGCCATCGTCTGGCCAATATCGATTGAAACAAATCAATAAAATTCTTAATGTTGTTAAGAACCCACCTAATTATAATAATGCTAATCCAAAACTGGGTGATGTTAGTGAACAGTTAGAGTATCTTAACAGTCTTCCAAAGGATGGTAAGATAACTATGCTACTTGATGAGCCAGAACGCTCTCTATCACTTCCTAAACAGAAGAAATTGCTGGAAGTATTGCTGGAGCTGTCAAAAGATTATCAAATTATCATGGCATGTCACTCACCATTTATTCTTGATTTACCAAGAGAACAAGTTAACATTATTGAGATCGAAAAGGGTTACACAAATGAGTGTGATCAATTGTTTAATTTTAGAAAATAATTATGGAAAATATGAAAACACAAATAGAAGCACAAACAGATATAGATTACTTAGAAAATCGAGCTAAAAATGAACTTCAGCGCGGAAATATGCTGGCATACAATAAGTATCGTTTTCTTTTAATTAAAATATAGTTATAAATAGAAAAATATTGCCAAAAGTATAAATAATTATATAAGACAACGAAAATAGGGTTGAGTTCACCCGAATTAACGCTTGGGAAGATTAGTCCGTTAGGACAGTCGTTGAACCAAGAAAAGAATGTAATTTCATATTTTTCATGATTTTACAGAACTATATGAAACAAATCGCAGTATTTAAGGATACGCTTCGCATTACTGGAAAATAATATGTTTTTGATTGACGCATCCTACGTTTTATGGTAGGATCATACTATGAACATTGATTCAAAAACCTTTGAACATAGTATCCTCTATCAATCAATTAAAAGCCCATATTTTATGGGGTCAATCATTGAACATGTTGATATAAAGTTTTTTAATGATAAAGACGTTAAAAATATATTTCGTCAAATACTATCTTTCTATAAAAGTTACTCAAAATACCCAAATCTTACAGAAATAAAGACTATTTTATCGGATGAAGCCACAAAATCGGCATTTATCAATGTTGTAGAAACATTTAAGGGGTTAGAAACCGATATTGATATTGACGTTCTTCTACAGCAAACAGAACAATATTTCAGAGAAAAATCAATTGTCAATACTATCCTTGATATTGGTGAAAATTTTAGAGATTTGACTCATACAGAGATTGCAGAGAAAGTGACTACTGCATGTGGCCTTACGATCATTACAGATATTGGATTTGACTATTTCAAGAGCATCGAAGAGCATATTTTATGGCTTCAAAGTGGTCAAAATAAAATATCCACTGGATTTCCGTTCTTAGATAAAAAATTAAAGGGCGGTTTTAATGCTGATGGTAGAGCACTTTATGTTATTATGGGTGGCACTAACTCAGGTAAGAGTATTGTGCTCGGTAATCTTGCTGCAAACGTAATTAGGCAGAATAAATGTATCCCAATTATCTCTTTGGAGATGGATGAGCAGCTTTATTCTCAGCGAATGTCTGCAAATTTTGCGGAAATCGAAATGGACGAGATTAAAAACGAAATTGATGAGTTTAGATCGACTATCAACACATTTAAAGAGAATAATCCCGATGCAAAACTAATTTTAAAAGAGTTTCCCCCAGGTAAATTAACTGTTGCGGGGTTAGATGCCTATCTTGCTAAACTAAAAAAGAAGGGATATGATTTTGGGGCAGTATTTCTTGATTATATCACCCTAATGCGGGTCGAGGTATCAAATGGTATGTATGAGAACGGTAAACAGCTTGCAGAGGACGTTAGAGCACTATCATATAAGTATGCAGTATCATTTATTACCCCAATTCAGGCAAATCGTGGCGGTGTTGATGGTGGACAGCCAAAATTGGATAATGTTAGTGAATCTATGGGTATTGCCCATACTGCCGACTTTATTGTTAGTATATGGAGAGAAGAAGATGATGTTGAGACAGGAACGATGCGTATAGGAGTCATCAAAAACCGTATTGGAGAAAACTTTGGTGTCCAGATGTTTGAATTAAATAAATATCTGAAATTGAAGGAGGTTGATGAAGTATTTGAAGAAGACAAAGAATCGATGGGTGCTCAGTTGAAAGAACAAATGAGTGCATTAAGCATTTTTGAAGAATTGAATTTGGATGTGAAATAATTCAAGTTGACAAAACCAAGTTCATTATAAATAATAGCATGTCATCTAAAAAAATATTTTTTGTTTCTAATTATGGGCTGATGTATGCCGCATCACAAATTTTATTAGAATACGCTGGGATAGTTCCAGAAAGGGTTCTTCACACTAAGTATTCTGAGGTTATTGATGATTTGGATACGTTTCTATTTGAACATACTAACCATGGGGATACAATCATATTTATCGGGTTCAATTCAGATATTGAAAAGGGCGTCCGTAAAGTGTATAGTAAACATACGGGGTTCAAATTTTTAAATAATACCGATACTACCAATTCATTACATCAATCCATTGATATTTTCAAGAAATCTAATGTATCAAAGACATGCGATATCATAAATTTTGCAAGATATGCTAAAGATTGGGTATCAATGGACTTTAAGTATAAAGAATCATATATTTTAAACGTGTTGTTCAGGGTATTAGATTTTAACCAATTTTATTCTATATTTAATAAAGGGTATGACACTGAATGGGCTTCGAGTTGTATCCCATATGTTGTTGAACACATTAAAACGTTCAAAGCTCAGTCCCAAAATGTATATGTGTTAAAGGGTTTCTACTTCGTTAACTCAAATATTCAATATTTAGATGATTATATGTATTATTATATACCCAAACTTGGCAACCTAAGCGTTATTGATACAAAGAAGGGTAGGTTGTATCTAAGAAAGCATCCAGACTGCGAGAAAGACATTCTCACGTTCGCAAACAAGGTATGCGACGATACAGTTGGATATAAAAATTTATGTTCAGCAAATATCTCAAAAACATTTCTAGAATTAACCAAACAAATTAAAAAATATGATCTATAATAACTTATTCGAAAAATCACCATTAGAAGAGCTTGAATTTAACGAATTTCATGAAATGATCTTGAAGTTTTGCACATATGTGTGTATGTTGAAGAATAAAAAGTTAAATTACCCTTCGATTTTTGTTGCAATTGTTGAAGATAAGGGTTTACTAGAACTATATACAGAATTTTGTGGATTTGATAACACCAGAGACTCAATTTTAGAGTTTTTAAAGTTTGATGAAAGCATAACCAAGAGTAAGTTTATTAAAAAAGTAATCAATAATGGAAGAATTTGAGAAAGTTATTTATAATACCTATTTAAAGGTTATTGCAGCTAAACAGCAACGGGCATTTAGTTATCGAAAAAACTTTGACGATCTGGATGTTGAAAAACGGGGCGATTTAATCAAATTGTCAAATTTTCTAAAAAGATATCCACATATCCAAGTAGAAAAATTTCTAGAATCACCTTATAAACTTTTTGAAGACACAAAATTTTTCCCATTGAAGTTTTATACTAAGCGCAGAGCACTATCGGCATACATTACATACAAAAAGCAGTTGATTAATCTACCGCCAGATAATGAATACCAGATTAATACAGTAGTGACCAGCCTAAAATTCATTTTAAAGTTTTGCATAGCCGAAAAGATCAAAGTGGTTGATTATATTGAACATATAGATGGAATTAACTCATGTCTCACGCACCTTAAAGAAGATAATGTTAGCATTTATACATTATTTGGGTTTGACAACTTCAAATCAATACTGTATAATACCGATTCAGAATTGAAAACATTGTTATTCGGAAGTAATTATATAGATTACGATATTATGCATAGAAAATATATTCATAGTAAAAAATGTCGAGAACTTGTAGAAAAGGGCTTGAAAAAGATCAAAGACTATGGTATAATATAAAGATCAAATAAATTTGTTCACATAATTGAACACTAAACGGCACATAATTGCCACAACATAAACATAAAGGAAATAAAATGACAGATACACTAGATATGGACAGCCTGTTCGATGAAATTAGCTCAGGTTTTAAGAAGGAAAGTAGCACTGGGGGTAGTTCTTTTTATAAGGATATTCTTAAGTTTGAAAAAGATAAGGATTATATCGTAAGGTTGCTTCCTAATCGTAAGGATGCGGAGCATACAATTTATCCAATTGAATATCATGGTTGGAAGAGTTGTTCGACTGGTAAATACATGGAGGTAGTTGATCCTTCTCGTCTTGACCTACCAAATCCAATTAAACAATATTCCTATGAACTGGGTGCTAAGTTGAAAGCATTGAAATTGGATGTGACAGACCCTCGTATGATCCGTGGTCGGTCTATTTGGACAAATGGGACATGGCTACTTAATTGCTATGTTATTTCTGATCCAACAAATCCCGAAAACGAAGGAAAGGTTAAAATCATTCGTGCAGGTTCGGTATTATTCAATGATGTGATCCATGACCACTGGAAGGGAGAACGTGCTGATGAATACGGCAATCGCATTTTTGACCCATCATCAAACGGGTGTAATTTAAAAATCCGATGCACTGATAAGGGTGGTAACAGCACTAGTAAGATGAACGTTGAATACAATAAGTCATACTTTATGTCAGCGTCGGCAATTGAAGGCGTGTCGGATAGTCTTGAAAAGATGATTGAAACACTTGATAGTTGTCACGATCTTACATCAGTTTACCCAATTAAGACCGAGGAAGAGCTTAAGGAAATCCTTAATACTCACTTCATTGGTGGTAAAGACCTTACTGTATTGCAAGATGACGAGGAAGGGACGCCAAAGGGTGAGGCTGCACCTAAGATGAATGATGTTAGTGATATGTTCAATACAGCTTTTCCAACTCCAAAGGTTGAATCAACTCCAAAGGTTGAATCAACTCCAAAGGTTGAATCAACTCCAAAGGTTGAATCAACTCCAAAGGTTGAATCAACTCCAAAGAAGGATACATCAACTCCAACTATTGATGACCTATTAGCTGACATATAATATGAGTGATCGCCTTGACCCAGTTGAAGAAGCAATGTTTAGAAGCACTGCTAGTGGTATGCATAGATTAACTAGTTCTGTCACCAGTGGTGGTAGAGACAGTGGCTTACGCAATAACTCAATCGAACATCTGGCAAGGGAAATTGTGGGGCGCGGTGGGGATAATAGAAATCCCACTGCGCCACCTACTAATCAACCATACCAACACCCAGATATTTCTGATAATATATTACCATCTAAAATAGACGGCGATATGTTGATTGATATTAATCAAGAAATGAGATCGGCTGGTGTAGACATTAAAGATAATTTAAACATGGACGTTATTGATCGTCAAAATAAACCTATGGATTTGCCGTATTATAAATCTAATAAAAATAATCAACCACATCAACAATTACCCCAAGAGGATAAGAATCAGATGATGTTTGATCTAGACAGTCATGTAAAAGCCGAAGATGTATTTAATATGTTATCAGATATTCGTGATGAACTGAAAGCTATAAAGAAGAAACTAAATGAGCAAAATAAAGATAAGTAAATCATTTATTCATAATTTTTTGATACCTGTTGCAAATGTTGTCGATAAAGCCACCTTAACCATTAAGGATGGAAGGATATCAACAGTTGCTGCATCTAAATCTACTGGCATAATTTTATCAATATCCCAAGACATTGATACAGATATCGATGAAATGGATATTGGTATTGGTAATATCAAAAAATTCAAAATATATCTTGATACAGTGACCGATTTGGATAATAGTGATGAACTTATAGTAAACAATAATACAATTAAATACAAATCTGATAAATATAGGTTTACATTTCATCTGTTAGATAGTTCGATTACTGGCAAGGCGAAGATTTCTAAGGATTTGATTACAAATTGGAGTGTAGATAACTCATTCGTTGTATCGCATGAAAGCATTAGAGAAATCATTCGTATTAAGGCTGCAAATAAAGAAGCTGATAAGGTGTATTTCAAATTTGTTGAAGATGGTGTATATGCAGATGTAACAGATTATGCGATTACAAATATGGACACGACTGGATATAAGATTGCTGATAGTTTTGTTGGCAATCCTAATGCAACAGGGTGTCCAGTATCATTCGATATCATTAAGTGTTTATCATATCATAAAAATACCCCATTTAAATTCAAATACACAAATCGTGGTGGGTTTTTGATCCAAAGTATTATAGATGATACGTTAATTTCGTATGTTATCTCTGAAATTAAAAACTAATGAAAAATAATATAAAAACATTAGGTTATTTTATTAAAAGACTAAAGGATTCTGGATATGAGACATGGATGATGTTTGATCGATACTCTGATGCAGACCCAAGAAAGTTTACAATTCTTATTGATCCATCTAATGCCGCAGTGTGGATAACATGCTATGAGAATTTAGAAGATGAAGGTGATGTGTATTTTGAATTACATGATGGTGGGCAATTTATCCCATTCAGACTTCGCATCAAAACTGATTCCTTTGAAATTATCGTGAAGCACTTAAATAATTATGGTATCGTGAAGAAATATGCAGAGGAAAATAAATAATTATATGGATGAAGAAAATACAAACGATAAAATCAATTCCGAACGTGTTGAAAGACTTCTTAAAAAATTAGCCAATGTCCCACTAAGTGAAGCGCAAGAAAAAAGAGAACTTAATGCAGGCAATTTAGTTGCACATGTCGAAGAATACCTTGGCCCATTTATGATTTTTGGATATGACCTAAGTGGTAATGCAATTGCATTATCAACCGCTAAAAACCAAAAAGATATGGATGCATTAACGGTGTGTATTGGTAGGTATATGGCACAAAATACCGCTGGTGGTGCTTATGGCGATGTGAGTGATTTTGAGGGCGAATAATAATTATGAAAATCGATTCACCTTTATCAGTAACTGTAATTGATGGTCAATTAGTAATCAGTATTGGCATTGATAGAGTGAATGGCCATAACGAACATCCGATTTTCCCTCACATGCACTTTGATGATCAAAGCGAGTGGATTTCTAATGTCATTTATGAGCTTGAGAGGGACGATGAGACAGGCGCGACAGCTATTTCATCACTACTTGATAACGTAATGAAAGCTGCGATTGAAAACGGATCATGCGGCATCACAGAAAATTCACCAATTGGGTGGACATCTGATGGGGAACCAACCTGTGAACCGAACAAGATTCACTCTTGGTAGAGCGGTAGTATATTTTCCATTTTTTCGCTTGCTTTTTCTAATATTTCATGATAACATATCAACATGGATATAGTTATATTAGGAAGAGGGTATATATCGGGAAAAATTCAGAAGTTTTGGGAGTTGCCAGATGTAAATATTATTCAGGTTTCCCGATCTGAATACGATTATTTGAGTCCGTTCCAGTTTGATAATATGGTAAATAAATACAAGCCATCATACATTATCAATACATATGGATACACTGGTAAGCCAAATGTTGACGCATGTGAGGATAATGTGATGGAATGTTACAATAGAAACTACTATGACCAAATATCAATTCACGAAAATTCAAAACATCATAACATCCCAGTAATTACAGTTTCGTCTGGTTGTATTTATAATGATGAGACTGGTGAACGATCATTTACTGAGGATGACCCACACACATTTGGAGATACTAATCCAACTACATCTACATACTCTAAGACTAAGTCTAAATTTGATTCGTGGTTCGCAAATAGCGAATATAGCAAGAAAAATTACATTCTAAGAATTAGAATGCCATTTTGTGATCTTGATGATGATAAGGACTATTTAGGTAAAATTCTGAAATATGATAAGTTAGTCAATTATAAAAATTCAGTAACCTATATTCCTGACCTTGTATTGTTTATAGAAGAAATAATTGATCGAAAAGATATTCCATATGGTATTTATAATATTGTAAACACATATGGGATCAATTGTGAAGAGATTTATGCCATTGCTAAAAATTTTACAATGGTTAAATACCCTAAAAAATGGTATACGGGCGATGAATTACTATCTATGGGGATAATGAAGTGTCGTAGAAGTAATTGTGTCTTAGATAACAATAAAGCATCACAATATTGTAGTTTTTTCGATGCGCGAACCGCTGTTAAAATAGCATTAGAGGAACATTTTGAACATAATGAAAAATAAAACTACATATGGGGTAATATTAGCTGGTGGGCACGGCTCAAGGTTAAAAAATTACACAACAACAGTTGGAAATAAACATCTTGCTCCTGTATATTCAGGACATGGCGCAACGCCAATGATTGATTATCCAGTGTCTACCCTTATAGAGATGGGTATTACCAAGATTCTGATAATTACCTCACAAAAACATTGTGGGCAAATTGTAGAGCATCTTGGTGATGGGTTTGATAGGGGCGTGGAGTTCACATATAAGATTCAAGAGATGAACGACCCCAATAGACCCGCTGGTATAGCATCTGCACTTAAATTAGCACAAGATTTTACTGGTGAACATAATTTTGTGGTTATTTTAGGGGATAATTATTTTGAGTGGGATGATTATTTCAAAATTTGGTTGGATGAGTTTAAAAAATCCAATGAGTTTAAGTGTGGTCTATTTTTATATAAAACTGATAAATGGTCAGAATTTGGAGTAGCTCAGTTATCTAAAAATGTAGATAAACGTGGATATATAAACATAGAACAGATCGTCGAAAAGCCGAAAAAATATGTATCAGATTTGGCCGTAACTGGCATGTATGTTTATACACCAGATGTTTATCAGTATTTAGATGAATTGAAGCCGTCTGAACGTGGGGAACTAGAAATATCCCATATTAACGACATGTATGCAAAAGAAAACTTGACAATGTGGGTCAAGTTTGATACATTTTGGTCTGATATGGGACAAGTTGAATCAATGATATCAACTCAAAATTATATTAATGGAAAATAAAAATATTATTGTCACAGGCGGCTACGGGTTTATTGGTTCTAACTTTATTAATTATCTAATTGATAATTTCGATAGTTTTAATCTTATTAATCTTGATAAAGAGGGTGTGGGATCAAATAAAACATTTGTTAAACCAACTCGCCTTGATACACAAACTATCATTCATCTAAAATGGGATATTTCTCATGATCTACTTGCTAAACAGGACATTATTGATCTTCCGTTTGATTATCTATTCCATTTTGCCGCAGAGAGCCATGTAGATCGTTCAATTTCATCCCCTAGAGGCTTTATTACATCTAATGTGATGGGAACTATGCAATTGCTTGAAAATGCCCATAAGATGGGTGTTAAGCGCATTATTAATGTTTCGACCGACGAAATATACGGAAGTAAAAATAAAGGTTCTTCAAAAGAGACTGATAAATATAATCCATCATCAGTATATAGTGCATCAAAAGCATCAACAGAGTTATTATGTAATGCATATATTGAAACATATAGTATGGATATTGTCACAACGCGGTGTTCTAATAATTATGGGACAAACCAATTCGAAGAAAAGTTAATTCCAAAAGTTATCAAGAATGCTTTAGCTGGTGAAAAAATTCCTATTTATGATGAAGGATTGCAGAGTAGAGAGTGGACACATGTCGATGATCATATCAAAGATTTATTATTTGTTGCTGAACATGGTAAGAAAGGGCAAATTTATAATGTTGGAAAAGGATATGAAATCGCAAATATTGATTTAGTTAAGAAGATTTTAGAAATTCTTGATAAACCTGAAGATTTGATTGAGTTTATTCCAAATGGGCGTAAAGGACATGACTTTAGATATTCTATTAATACATCAAAGTTGAAGAAATTACGTCAATCGGTTCTTAATAATCAACTTGACAAAAATGTAGCATATGACGTATTCACAGAACGGTTAGTAGAAGTTGTCGAGGGTTATCTATGAAAAAATACTTACTAAGAATATATTGGAGGAGGCCCGTAGTTAATCCATCACTATGGCCATTTACGCATCATACAGGGGAATATATATTTCGAGTCGATTCTGAGGGAGAATTAAATGAACATATAAAGCATATGAAAAATAAAGCTATAGTTGAGAATTACGGTAGGGAACTTATAACTATTGAAACATTTAAGAGCTTATAACATGAAAAATTTATTTATAGATGGCGGTAATTTACTAATGCGGTCATATTACTCACCACAAAACAAACCATTTACAAACTCTGTCGGTAAAGAAGTTGGACATATACTATGTTATATGAAGAATCTGCTATCTTTACAAGAACGATTTGAGGCTGATAACATATTTATAGCATGGGATATTCGCGATACTGAGTTTATTAACTTTAGGCAGGATGCTGTTGGATATAAAGCAACACGCGACCGTTCTGATGAAGAAGACTCACATAGATGTGATAAGGTTATTTGGGCAATGTGTGAATATTTAGGTATTAGAAACATGCGAGCTAACAAATTAGAGGCAGATGACATCATTTCATGGTTATGCTCTGAATATCCTAATGATGATAATGTAATCGTATCAAATGATAAGGATTTTCTACAATTAATCAATTACTATCCCTCAATTAAAATTTTTTCACCAATTAAACAAGAACTAATAAATGAAAGCAATCATAAGGAACATACAGATGGCGTCGATATTGATAAATACTTACTCTATAAGGCAATTATTGGTGATAAGTCTGATAACATTAGTGGATTATTTCGATATGGCCCTGTGAAGGCTAGAAAGATCGTAGAAAATGTTTCTGAGGGATTATCAGCATTATCAGATGAAAATAAAGCAATTATCAAGCGCAATATGTGGATTATGGACTTGAGAAAGGGATTAGATCAATATTCCGATGAAATTGAATTTTATTCAGACCAAATTGTTGATATAGACCCCAATTTAAGTATGTTCTTTGAAGTTACAGAAAAACTTGGGTTATTTAGTATTTACAATAATAAAAGTGTGTGGCGTGATAAGTTTGGTGGGTTTAAGGCGGGAGATATGTTGCAAAATATAATGAATTCAATAAATAATTAATATGGATAACTACAATAACTATAATCATACACGCAAATGTAACAATTGCCCAGGTGCAGTGGCTCGCGCTCGTTGCAACGAAGTTCACGCATATAACGAAATTATAGTGGAGGCAAAATATATTTGCCCACGATGTGGAACAATGTTCCATCGTGAGGAAGTTTCGCGCCGCCCTAAAGATCAGAAGTGATAAGTAATATTTGATTATTTATGCCATATGCATAAATAATTAATATGGCATTATTAGATTCATTAAGAGGCGGGTTTCGGAACGAAATGTTGTCCACACTCCAATCGATGGCTCCATATTCCAGTAGGAATATGGTTGACATGATTAGTGTGGACAATCCTAAATATAAAGATTTTCATACAAAAGGGACTAGACGAGAGGAATTACTATCCAATCATAGTATATCTCAGGGTAATCCATTTGGCAACGCTAACCACCCAATGGGTGACTTTGGTAGTAATGGTGATTATCATACGTTCATGTATGCTAATATCGAACCAGATAAGGGTAAACGACTGAGCGAATATAGATTAATGTCGGGATATGATTTTATATCTACTGCACTTGATGAAATCTGTGATGAATTTATTGTTATTGATGATAGAGAAGAAATTATTAATTTTAGAGTTGATGAAAGACTCGACAAAGCATCAAGAAAAACAATCAAGGAAGAGTTTACAAAATTTGTCCAACATTTCGATCTAGAAAATAAAGGTTGGGAGTATTGCCGCAATCTTCTGGTTGACGGAGAACTGTTTTTTGAAAATGTTATTGCAGATGGTAAGGAAGATAAAGGTATTTTGGGGATTGTAAGTATCCCAAACGAAAGTATTGACCCAATTTTCAATAATGTTCAAAATTTAATTGTTCGTGGTTACTTGATGAGAAAACCCATCTACGATGAAGCCCAAAAACAAGTGAAAGAGGTTGTCCCAATTGTTTTTGATACTAATCAGGTTACGTATTTTAATTCTAATGAGTGGAATGAGCAAAAAACATTCAGATTACCGCATGTCGAAAAGGCACGTAGAGCATACAAGCAATTAAATATGATCGAGGATAGTATTGTTATCCATAGACTTGTAAATGCCCCCGAAAAACTCGTTTTTAAGGTCGATGTAGGCAACATGTCTCAACCGCAAGCTGAGCGATACCTACAGCAATTAGCACAACGGTATTGGTCAAAGAAAACGTATGATTCTAACCAAGGTGGTGTCAACATGTTTAACCCTCAGAGTATGTTGGACGCATTTTGGTTTCCAAAACGTGCGGGGAGTGAGGGGACAGATGTATCAAGATTGCAAAATAATGGCGGGAACCTTGGCGACTTACCCGATTTAGCATTCTTTACTAATAAATTATATAAATCACTAAGTGTCCCTGTAACAAGACTTACAGAGTCAACTGGATATAGTGACGGAACGGATATGCTTCGCGAAGAGCTAAAATTTGCACGTTTTATTATTCGTTTGCAACGACAGTTCTCCGAAACTATGAAACGCGCATTTATTACGCACTTGAAACTGCGCGGATGGTGGGAGGAATATAAACTTCGTCCAACTGACTTAAAAATTCATATGAATGAGCCAACTGCATTCAATACTCTTCGCAAACAACAAATTTTTGAAATTGAGAGTAATAATTACGCAGGTATGGTTAGTAACGAGCTTATTTCCGAAACATATGGTCAAAAATTATATCTTAGAATGACAGATGAAGAAATTCTTGCAAATAAAGAATGGCTACGTAAAGATATGGAATTTAAGTGGGAACTTCAAAATATTGGTCAATTTGGACCAGATTGGAGAAAACAGGCTGAAAACGCTGAAGGTCAAGCTGCTGAAGATTTTAATCCGGAGGGTGGAGATTTAGGTGGTGGTGGCGGTGGAATGGGCGGAGAAACCGAATTTGGAGGAGATGGGGGCAGTGTCCCACCTGAAGACTTTGGAGCCGCACCTGACGCTGGTGGAGATGCTGGTGGAGACGCTGGAACAGATGAAGAGGTTTAATTATGAAAAACTTTTTAGAATTCTATATCGAATCAGCAGTTCCGTTTGATAAGCGTAGGGAAATACGTAAAGGTTTAAAAAAGAAATACGGTAATAAACTTTTTAAACCATATACATTTGGTTTCGACATTGAGTTCACTATCACTCGCGATATGGACGAAGTTAGAGACCATCTTGACCATATAAATATAGAATATGACAATGATGATGATTATAAATTATATGTTAATGGTTTATATAAAAAACAAAAACAAGACCTAGATTATGATGACATTGATGATTGGGAAAGTGATCATCCTGAGCCAGATGAAGATGATTATTATGACGAAGATGATTGGACAACTGATTATAATACTTGGTATAGTCAAAAGGAGAGTCTGGAAGAGACGTTAGCTGAAAACAATAATTTGTTGGAAGATCTTAAAGAGACCAGCCAAGAAGAATATATTAAACAAATATTATCTAATGGAAAATGGGAGGAATATTTTCCAAATGAAGGTGGACAAATTGAGGGGGATATCGAATATGTTTCTGAACAAATCGAAGAAATTCTTTCATCATATGATATTGACCCAGATGACTTCACATGGGAAGTGCATGAAGATGAGACAAGAAATATAGAGATTGTGTCACCAATTTTAAGAACAAAAGACATCCCAATAGCAATGGAAGTATTAAATAATTTAAATATTGGCGAAGCGGGTGCGGGAACGTCTGCGCATGTTCATATTGGCTTACCTGAAATATTTGATTATTTTGACCTTTTGGTGTTATACGATTTAGTTGATGAAGATACGATTAATAAAGTAGAGCCAGATAGAGCACGCGGTTATACCGAATTGAAAAATGTGATGTATAGACAGCTTGCAATATTTCTAAATACATATGAAAGGGGTAGCGATATAGACGTTGAGGACTTCCGTAAAATCCAAACTGAAAAACGCATGGGTGTAAATATTTCTAAGGTGAGTGGGGGGGTTGTAGATAGTAGTAAAAAGGGTGAGAAATCAAAATCTGGAAAAGGTCGCACAATTGAGTTTAGATATCTTTCATCACGTATATTAGATGATACCGAGCAGTTTTTTGAGTGGATTGAATATTACATGACATTAGTCAAACTTGCCGAATCAAGGGGTAGATTTAAATTCAAACATTCTGATCAAACATATGTATTAACACGCATATCAAAAAATAAAATTCATTATGATGACCACGAAACTAGTAGACCATATGAAAAACAAACTGACATCAAAGATACGATATCAAAGTCGGATAATAGAAAAGTCATGTTAAAAGAGTTGAGTGATATACACAAAGATCTCCCAAGTGATTTGAAAATTAAATATCCATTACCCGACATTAACAATATGTCAAACGCACAAATTGATAAATTTTTACTACAAAATAGTGAATTAGCACATTGGTATGTTTCGGGAAAGCGTTTCAATAATAAAGATTATGAAATACCAAAAGAATTTATCGAAAAGATTTCAGAAGATGTATTACAAGGTATAAAATTAGTAACGCAAACTAGAACTGGTTTACGTAGAAACTTCGTTGTTGAAAATAAGCTATTGAATACGCCAGAGTCA